TCGGCTTCGATATTCTTGTAGGTCTCATTAACGGTATACATTTTGACACTCCATTTCAGCCCCCCTTGCTGGAATAAGAGGGCTTATAAATCGGTTTGTTTTAAGCAAAACTCCAAAAGTGCGCAAACGCGAAATGCCACTCACATTCGGTTGACGGCGTTCATCAGACTGTTTAGGTCGGTTTGTGTGAGTCCATTCCATCCCCTGACCCGACGTTTCAGAGTGCCGTTGATGAAGTCTCCGCGCTCCGCAGATGTGATATTGTGCGCATCCATAGCCTTGACCAGATCGGCGTACTGTTCGGCGCTGATCGCACGGTCTGCGGTCTCGTAACGCTGCTTGGCATACGCTCCGTCGTCGTCCTTGTCGGGGAAGATGCCCAACACTGCGTAGAGACTATAGCGGCGGGCGTAGGTGATCGCGCTACCGACCTGCTGGGGGTCGCCGGTCACGAAGAACGGATAGGAGCAGACCACCATCTGGTCTGTATCATCGAAAACGATGGTTTCCACTGTTCCGATGGCCTGTCGCGTTTCTCCCGTGTTGTCGAACGTGACGCGCTGGCTGAACGCCAGACCGTACTTCTCGAAAACCGGTTTGATGGTTTTGAGTATCGTGGCGAGGTTGAGATACTTGTAAGTCCGGTTGCCTGCTTGTGCGGTTTCGTCGGTGACGAAGTTGGGGACTTCGTTGAGAACTTGCATGAACTTGTTGCTGAGATTGTTGGTTGCCATTTCAGTGTTCCTTTCTGATAGTGTGATGATATATAAAGTATATCACATGTTGCGTGATATTACAAATGTGATTACTTGAGTTTGTGGACTAGGACGCCCTGAATGGCGGAAAAACGCCAACTAGGACGCTAGGACGCTAGGACGCTAGGACATGCATTAACTCAGATTGGCCACGCCTCGCCGTTCGTCAGATACACCGAATCCGCGTACCCGTTGTCGAACTGGGCACCCAAAAGCCCGTCCAGCATTGGCATCCCGCCGAGATTGTACGCCTCAACGAAGAATTCGAGGCGGGTCGGCTGATTGCCTTCAAGCACGTACATGGTGCGCGCCCACTCGGTCTTCCCGTTACGTTCCTCATAATCCCGGAATGCTTGCTCGTACACGTCGGCGTCAACGTACCCGTAATCTCCTATACGCCAAATATCGTCCGTCTCGGTGTAAGTGTCGAAGTCGCGGCATTCGGGAATCAGACTGGTGTCGATGCTGTTAATCATGGCGCGGGCCTGTTCGACGGTGAGATTTCTAACTGTTTCCATTGTTACCTCCTTGGATATATCTCAAGCCTTATCGCTTGATATATCCATTATATCATTATTGGTCTGTTGGGACAAGTTCGGCACGCCATCGCCGCCGTCATTGGAAAAGAACTCACGCTCCAGCGCCTCCACGCCACCGGTGGCACCCCAATACGCACGCCGCGCTCTCAGAACGATCGCCACGTCGGCGGACATGGAATCGGGAAGCCTATGGGCCATCCAATCCGACAACTGCGCTTCGCTCCGCTGTTCCCGCTTCTGAACCCTCCAATTAATCGGGTTGGCCAGCCACACGGGCAGAGTCCGCACGTACTGCAATGGCGTACCCTCGCACGATTCCACGAAACGCTTCGCCGCCCTCATGAGCGCATCGGCACCAACCTCATCAAACGCCTGATTGGAGTCTTTGAGTAATTCGTCCGAGACCCTGCATTTCTTAGGCCACAACTCCATAAGCGACTTGAGGGTCTCCACCGAATGACAGGTGACTGTGATTTTTTCTTTGTCGCGCGAGTATCGTTCTTGGGTTTTGTTCTCTTGGGTATTGTTAGTCAAAACCTCGTTTTGGGGTAGGTCAAAAGCAGGTTTTGGGGGGTCAAAAGCAGGTTTTGGGGTCGGTACATGGTCATAACCCTGTTTTGGGGTGGGCTTCCACAGCGAGACGTAATACCGGTTGGCTCTGCCATCGGACTTGACCCGTCGAATGTACCCCAATTGTTCCAGCACGTTGAGGCTCTTGGATACCGTGGGCTGTGAGCAACGCGCGATCTTCGCCAGCCGCTCCAAGCTGGGCCAGCATACGCCGGTGTTGTCGGCGTGACGTATCAGCGCCATATACACCAGCAGGTCGTAGCCGCCCAACCGGTCATCATCCACCGCCCAATTCGGCATCATCGAAAAACCCGAGTTCTGTGTTATACTCGTATCGGACATGTTTCCGCCTTTCTGTTAGCGCCTCTCTTCTGTTCTCTCGGGGGAGGCGCTTACTTTATTCCTGTTCCTATCTTATTTGATGTGGTGCGCCCGGTTCCAGTGCGCATATATATTATATAGCTAGCACATGCTACTTGCAATCAAGAATAATCTGATGTATATTTAAACCATGTACGCGAAAGACTACACCGCAACGACGGAGCAGTACGCGGAACGCTGGCACCTCAACATCCAGACCGTCCGCAGATACTGCCGTGAGAAACGACTGCCATACATCAAGGTAGGCAACCGCTACTACTTCAACCCCGACATCACACCACTACCCGTAGGAGCAACAATCGACGATGAATGACCCCAGAGTCACACTGCCGCTCGCACGCTTGGCGGCAGACCCCGAACGCAAACAGACCAGCAACGGCACCCTCTACATGCTTATCCGAGTCGCCGCCACAGGCGGACACATGGACAAGACCACAAAACAATGGGTAGACCACGACACCGTGTGGGCGACCATATTCGAGTATGACCTGAGACTTGCGGAAACCTACGAACGCATGCTACGCAAGGGCACACCTGTCCGCGTCGAAGGCGTCCTGAAATGGAAGACCAGCACCGACAACCAAGGGCAGCCGCGCACCGACTTCATCATCGAACACGCGACCATCAGCCTCGCCATGCTCAAGGCGAAGAACCAACAGCCTCAGCAAGACCAGCAGACCGGCAACCAGTGGCCGGGAACCGACATGTTCGGCCCGACCAACTCAACCAACCAGACCGACAACGAATGGGGCGTGTTCTAAATGGCGGTGAACGTCTCCGAGAAAGACAAGACGCTCAACGAGATCATCGACTGGTGCGAGCAGCTAGAAGTGGAGGGACTGAGATTGGCGAGCGCTCTTCTGATGCAGCATGACATGGACGCATATGGTGTCGTGAGGGGACAAGTCAACGCATACGAAAAGACAGCCGACCACTGCCGTTCCATGCTCGGCTACACCGGCAACATGCCCACGGAAGTACCGAATCAAAGCGAGGACGCGAGATGACGATTGACGAACTGCATGATTACTGCCGTTACCTCTTCGACGAGAACCATGTGCATGGCGTGCCTGACAAGTGGAGCGAAGGCTACGAGTTCGCGCTCAGCCTTGTCATGTTCAAGTGCCATGAGGGATTAACAGACGAAGACCGCAAGGCTGTAGCCGACTGGCGTGAAAAACATTGGAAGGACACGAAATAAGCAGGACAATCCGATATGTCTAGTGCACCCACTGCGGCGAGACGGTGGGCACATATTACGTGACCTGCCCGTACTGCGGATACAGGCTGGCCGTGCATAGTCTGCCACCAAGGGAGAAATGTACGGACTAACCCAAGTCACCACCGATTGAAAGGAACCATAATGACCCGATATCTCGTAACGGACCAACAACTGCGTCAAGCAATACACTCGGCCATAAGAGCTCTGGACCCTAGCAAGCAAGATGAGCATTACACCATCGAATCAACTGCCGAAGTCTCCTATAAAGTCCTAGAATTATTGGCCTCATCGAAGACCGCCGAATCGGAACAAACCGAGAATACCAAACAGACTGCTGGCCGTGAAATCGATACGAGCGAGTACCCATTTATCCAACTAGAGGCAGACGAACTCGTCCGGATGATCTGTGACGCCTACCAAACCGGCGTATTTTCAGGAAAGGAGCAATCATGAAATTCACGAAACGCGCATACATCAAAGTGTGGCAGAACTGCCCCATAGACGAACGCGAAGACACCACCATAACCCTCTATGACTACGAGGACGCGAACGAGCTCAACAGTATCCCGGTAGCCTTGCTCTATCTGCTGGAACGTCATGCGTTCGCCAACAGTATGAACGAGTTCGACATTCTTGAACACTGCCTTACAGCCGAGTCGTTCGATCTCATAGGCTTCGTCAAAACCTACCGGGACATGCTCAGCAAAACCGGCGACTTCTGGACGCCCATGAAGTTCATCACCGCAAGCTCCAAACCCGTGGACGGTATCCCGCCCGTCTCCTATTGCCCACGCTGCAGAGCGTTGATCTGGCCGGACACCACACAACGCTGCATCAACGGACAACCCGAAAACGACGCCGAATATTACAGGCGAATTCTCGAAATCTACAAGAACAACCCCGACCCGCGTTTCTGCCACAATTGCGGTCAATGCTTCAAATACGTCGGCCAAGACCAACTAGCCTACAAGCATCAAAGCAATCGCGCCGACACCCTGCGCACGCTCAAACTCAAGGCGGAAACCCAACCGACGTTCGATCTGGCGGAGCTCAACCAATGATCGGCGAACCATTATCGTTCAGCCTGTTCATCCCCGGCATCCCCGCCAGTAAAGGCTCCTACCGTCCAATCACCGGCAGGAGCCGAACCACCGGTAAACCCGTCACACGCCTCATACCGATGGACAAGAAGGAACGCCCGTGGCGCGACCACGTGCGCGACACCATCCTCAGCCACAAACACCCAACCATTCCCCCCAACTCATACGTGACCGTAGAAACCACGTTCTATCTTCCCCGCCCCAAAACCATCCCACCCCACAAACGCAAACACCCCACAGTCAAACCAGACATAGACAAACTCCAACGCGCCCTATACGACGCCATCACCGAAACACACATCTGGCATGACGACTGTCAGATAACCGACGTAACCAGCCACAAACGATACGCCGACAACACCACCACCGGCGTATTCCTCACGATCACATGGGAGCCGAACCAATGAAAAAACCAAGCGAATTCGACTACTTCCGCAACACCGACAAACCGGAGAAAAACACAACCAGCTACAAAGTAGGCCGCATTCTCGGCGGGCTACTCATCACCCTAGCCGTACTCCTTATCACCACCGGCACCATAGCCCTACTCAAACTCCTAATAACCTACATCCTCGCGTAAGAACCATCATGCCCCTCAGCCAACACAAAACCGAACTAGCCCTCCAATGGCACCGCAAACACTACACCACCGAATACATCGCCCAACTACTCAACACCACCCCAGAAGAAATACAAACCATCATCAACCAACACCAGCAACAAACTAAACCCCAGAAAGCATAAAATACCCCTTATGAGCAACGTAACCCGAGACGTGCGCGGCAGAATCACCGGCGGCGTGAACAACCCAACAGGTAAAGGAGGCTTCCAAGAACGCCCACAAGACCGAGGCTCATGGACAAAAGATACCAGTCCTACCCGGTGGATACGCGAGTACGGGAAACTTTCTGCAAAGGAATTTGCTGCGAAAGCGAAAGACCCCAGTCTGACCATGGTGCAGCGTATCGCGATCAAGCATATTGCTAACGCAGAGAAAAACCCGAAGGTCGCGGCCGATCTGATCGACCGTTTGGACGGTAAGCCGCACCAGTCCACCGACGTGAATGTGACCGGCTATGAGCCGCCGCGCATCGTGTTGGAACCGTTTGACGATAATCCCGAGAACAAGAAAGACGGTGAGTAATGACGAAACCACGTTTGCAAGTCCAGACTATAAAGACCAGCGACTTGATTCCTTACGTTCGGAACGCAAAACAGCATCCAGAAGAGCAATTGGCGCAGATCGCGGCCAGTATCCGTGAGTTCGGTATGAACGATCCGGTAGCTGTCTGGCATGACAAAGACGGTACGCCGGTCATCGTGGAAGGACACGGCAGAGTACTCGCCTTGCAGAAACTCAATATCGAGGAATGCCCGGTCATCTGCCTTGATGACCTGACAGACTCGCAACGCCGCGCCTACACCCTAATTCACAATCAGCTCACCATGAACACCGGGTGGGACGCGGACATTCTCAGTCTGGAACTGGAAGACCTCACGGATGACTTCGATATGGACTTCTACGGGTTTGACCTGCCAGCACTTGACGTACAAGACCCAGACAGTGCCGAAGAACTGGACGATATCGACGATAAGCACGCCATTCAAGTCAACGTGGACAACGAAAACGAACTAGAGACCGTATTCAACAAGCTCGTACAGGAAGGATACTCGTGCAAGATCATAACCATCTGATAATCGATATCACTCGGAGCAGCACGCCGCCGGTAGACAACTTCCGTGTTAACGCCATCCGCTCCGACTACGATTACACGGTTCCCGAAGTCACAGAGCATTTCACCGGGGAGATAATCCTTCCTGATAACTGGCAGATAGGCGTCATCGTAGGAGCCAGCGGAACCGGTAAAACCACTATCGCCAGAGAACTGTTCGGCGACTGCTTCACCCCGCTGCCGGAGCAGCGTAATCCAAGCGTGATAATGGACATGCCTCAAGGCCACTCTGTCAGCGAGATAACACGTATGTTCACATCGCTCGGTTTCTCCAGTGTCCCGTCATGGCTGAAACCCTATTCGGTGCTAAGCAACGGGGAGAAGATGCGTGCTGATCTGGCATACACCCTGCTTTCCGCGACCACGGATAATCCCGTGGCCTATGACGAGTTCACTAGCGTGGTTGACCGGGACGTGGCCTACAATCTCTGCGTGGCATTGCACAAACACGTCAAACGCACATCCGGACTCAGGTTTATCGCGGTAACCTGCCATTCCGATATTCTCGATTGGTTGCAACCTGATTGGGTGTATTCCACGGATGATATGGGGATGATCGACCCAAAACATTCAAGCCCGCTCAACGGCGGTTCACCGTCGAACGATGCGACCGAAGCGAGTGGGCAAAGTTTAAGCGATATCATTATCTGACCGGACGTCTGAATAATCGTGCCCGATGTTGGGAGGTCAAATACTGCGGGAAGCCCGTTGGCTTCTGCGCGGTAATTAGCATGCCCAGATGTAACGGCACTGCAATGGCCCGTATCCACCGAATCGTTATTCACCCGGACTGGCAGGGAATCGGACTCGGAAGAATGCTGGCCACAACAGTCGCCAAGCATGTGAGCCTCCAGTATGATTGCTTCCTGCAAACCTCAAATCCAGCAATGAAACACGCGCTGCTGCACTACGACGATTGGAAGCTAACCCGGAACAATATCATCCTTTTTAATAGGAAGTACGCGGTAGAAGCCGCACGTAAACACAAGCCTGACTTCAGCAAGACGTCGCGCCGTGTGAAGACCGCTAGTTTCGTTATCAGGAAGCACCGATGAAGATAGCTAAACCGTACCGTGACTTATGGTGGTGGCTTCACTCGGAGACGCCACCATACCGGTATTACTGCTATTCCGGTGGCCGAGCTTCGGGAAAGAGTACGAGCGTGGCGCAAAGTCTCATACTTCGCGCCGCCACCCAGCCCATCACCGTCCTATGCGCCAGAGAATTCCAAAACAGCATCATCGACTCCGTGCATAAGCTGCTGGCTGACACGATCAAATCGTTCGGTGTCAAGGGCTTCGAGGTCACACGCGATGCCGTCCGCCACATTAACGGCAGCATGTTCATCTTCCGAGGACTTCATAATAATCTGGAATCGATTAAGAGCATCGAAGGCGTGGACGTGTGTTGGGTCGAGGAAGCGCAGACCATAAGCAAGGAAAGCCTGACCACGCTTATCCCGACGATACGCCGCCCCAACTCCACTCTGATCTTCACGTGGAACCCGCTGACCAGCCACGACCCAGTATGGTCATACTTCATTACAGGCGACTCTGAAGAGCGACGCCGCCAGACTTGCCATTGGCACACCACTTACAACGACGTGCGCCAATTGTTGAGCCAAGACGTGCTGGACATGATACGAGCCGACCAACAGTCGGCGGACTACGCACACATCTGGCTAGGCTTGCCGTACTCCGATACCGATAACCAGTTAATCAGCGACAATATGATAAGCGAAGCTGTCCAACGTGAACCGTTCGACGGCCCGGTGACGTTCGGCGTGGACGTGGCCCGATACGGCAACGACCGTACGGCGCTCTGCATCAAACAAGGCAACCGAATTAGCATTTTGGAATTTTGGACGCACAGCAGTATCGTGGACACTGCGGAACGCGTCAAACTCAGGGCCGCCCAGTACAAGCCCGTCGCCATCCGTGTGGACGACACCGGCGTAGGCGGCGGCTTGACCGACCTTCTTAAGACAAGCGGCCTGCCCGTGGACGCCATCAACTACGCCGGTAAGGCAAAAGACCCGCAGTATCCTAATATCGCCAGTGAGCTATGGTTCGACTTCGCCACGATGCTACCCACGCTCAGCATCAACTCCAGACTGGATGACTTCGCCAAGCTCTCCACCGAGCTGACCACGCGACGCTGGAAAATCACCAGCAGGAACCAACGCCAGATCGAAAGCAAGCAGGACTACAAAGACCGAGAGAATCTGGGTAGTCCCGATCTGGCAGACGCCGTATTGCTTGCGTGCTACGAGCCACCGAAACTGCCGTCGTGGGACGTTGCGGTCTGCTAGCTCTTTAGGCGTTGCACCCGATAAACTAGAAACAGGGTTTTATAACGAATCGAGGAAACTGTGAGCCTGCTGAACAATCTCCGTGACGGTTTTATGAGCGCTTTCGACCGTAACCATGCGCCAAGCTCAACCCCGACGCCTATGGGCGGGAATGTCTGGCAGCCGATGGGCGGCAACACCATTCCACTGCACGACACCTACGACAACGTGTTTCCCTACGTGAACGCCATCGCCCAACGGTTTAGCACGATAATCCCCTACGCCGTGGACGCTGAGAACAGGCGTATCGACCCGGCTCCCGCACCATTGGCCGCGCTCTACGCTCCCAACGATACCTATTCATGCCTCGAATTCCTGAAACTAATCTCCGCCAGCATCCTCACTCAATCACACTTGGACATTCTGATCTGGACAACCAACGGGCCGGGCGGAGACATTACAGCCGACAACATTATCGGCTATACGCTCCTACCATCGAACAGTCGCCAATACAATTCCTCTCGCTCCGACTGGTATCATCGCGTCACGATGGACTTGGGCGACGGAGAACAAGCCTATGAATTCTCCCGAGATGAAACCATCGCGCTCAGCTACAGCCAGCACCCCAACGATCCGACGCGTGGCATAGCCCCCGCCATGACCGTTAAGAAGTGGGCCAACGTGGACGATATGATAGCCGACTACGAGCGTGGTTTCTTCGGCAACAACGCCGTCCCAGCTGGAATGATCGGCATTGTGTCGGAAAACACTGAGGACTTCCAACGTAACCGCGACCGCTTGGAAAGCACGTTCCGGGGTGCAGGGAACAACAACGGGATCGTTTATAACCTGATTCCGGTTGACCCGATGACCCATAAGCCCAGCACCACCAGCAAACTCGTATGGGTGCCGTTCCAGAACGACAACGATAGTTTAGACTTGCAGACCGTGAACGACGTGGTGAACAACCGATTGTCGAACGCGCTCGCCGTCCCGGACATCATTCGTGGCATCGACAACGGACAGACCTACGCCAACGCCGAACAGGCGGAACGCGCGTTCATCGAGAATACGCTGAAGCCGTTGTGTATGACGGTGTGGGATAAATGGCAGTTCGAGCTAGACCGTATCACCGGGGGACTTGGGTATGGCATCACTTTCGACCTTGATCTACCGTATCAGACCGACATGGAGAAGGTTCAGGCCGACACCCAGAAGGTACGTATCGACTCGCTGACCCAGCTTTTGAACATGGGGGCCAGTCTGGAATCTGCCGTGGACGCGCTCGGACTCTCAGACTCGTACAAGCGTCTTGACCTGCACCAGTCGGCTCCGACGCTGACTATCCCAGTAGCCGCAAAACGGTATAGCCGTAATATCAAACCGCAGGAAACGGCAACCGAAAACCGTATCCTCCCGGCTACACGACGCTACGTGGACAGAGTCATCCGAATGGCCCGCCGCTCCCAGAACGGATTACGCGACGATCTGGAAGCCATCGGCGACCAGTGGATAAACGACGTGGAAAATGACCTGATGACCAACCTCGTCGCCTACGCCCGCCGTACCGGCTACGAGTTGGAGCAGGTCATTACCGCGTGGGCTGAAGTCCACCCAGAAAGCTCCATTGCCGTGCAGGTCGAGGGATACACCGCCGATGATTGGCGGCAACTCTACTTCTGGACTGAGCTTCCCGACACCGTGCGTGAAGCCTACGTGGAACACTTGCGTAGCATCGCCAAGTCCACCAGCAAGACCATCACGAACAACGTCCTCGAACTGGTTAATAGGGCCGACGTGGAACAGTGGGACGCCGAACGCCTGCGTGACGAGCTCGAACTCATGGGCAACGATCACGCCGAGCTGATTGCCCGCTGCGAAACCGTGCAATCCCAGCGGCTCGGCAGCTTGTACAGCGCCCGCAATCTTAGCGAGACTCTTGGCGTTCGACTGTACAAGGTATGGCGTACCTCCGGTGACGGCAAAGTGTGCGAGTTCTGCCGTACCATGGAAGGCAAGCGAATCTCATTGGATGACACGTATCTGGCTGAGAACGCCAGCGTCGAGATCGGAGACCGCACCTACGTGAACAATTTCGAGAGTATGCAGACCCCGAACGGACACCCCAACTGCCGGTGCTACGAGGATTACGAGGTGGTGGAATCATGACTTACGACATCCATTGCAAACACTGCGGACGGTATCTAGGTTCCTGCGCCCGTGACACGATGGTGACGCTCAAGTGCCCGAACTGCAAAGGTTTGGACGTGTATCGCATCGTGCTACTATGGGGTCAGAACATTAAGCCCATTAAGGACGTTCGACCGCACCACTAACCCCCCTATCTGAAAGGGCAAAGATGAAGACTCGCAAGAGCTTCGCCAACAGCGGTGCCCCAGAAACCAATGGCCGTACCCTCACCTTCCTCGCCAACAGCGGCAAAGTGATGTGCGACGGACTCACCGTAGATTTGAAGACACTGAAAGCACCGTTAATCGACGGCACTCTGAAACTCGTGTCCGATCTCACCGAGTCCGACAAACTATCCCTTCCGCTCCTGATCGACCACATGCCCAGTATCGAATGCCAAGCGGGTGCCATCACCCGACTCTGGATGACCGACGCCGGACTGATGGCCGAAGCGAAGCTCAGCGAGGTAGATCAGGGCGAACGTATCCGCCAGCTTGCAGCAGACGGATGCCTGACCAATAGTTTCAGCATCACCGTTGAATTCAACCAGCGTCCCGGCAAGGACGGTATCATCCACGATGGCGAACTACTGGAAATCAGCGTCGTGTATCGTGGGGCCGACCCTCGGGCCGCTTTCACCGCAATCAACATTCGCAACAACAAGAATGGAGACACCATGAACCCGGAACTCCTGAAGAAACTGGCGCGTACCATCGCCCAGTTCAAACTCACCCCGGACGAGGCGGAACAGCTCACCGATTCCATCGGTGACATTATGCAGTCCGCTCTCGATGACATCACCGCTGCCATCACCAACCAGACGGAAGGCGAGGGCGAGGGCGAGGGCACCCCGGCACCGGAGGAACCCGTGCAGACTTCCAACGGTCGCCAGACCATCATCATTAACAAAGCCAACCACGCCGCCCACCAGTCGGGTACCGTGAAGTTCTCCCACGACCGTAAGACGTGGATTGACTCCGACGACGCCATGATCGCGTTCGAGCGTGCCCTGATCGACACTGATAACAAGGGTGTCGAAGCGTTCCACCGTGAGTGGGCTGACACCGTGAACCGTAACATGTCGGCCACCGCATCGTTCGGCGTTGACGGTGACAATGTGAACAAGTTCATCCCGACTGCGGCAATCACCACAATCTCGGACGCGCTGAACACGCGCGGTTCCGGCCTGTGGAATCTGCTGCGTAAGACCGGCATGGATCGTCTCACCATCGGTGGCAACATCGCCGGTCTGACTGACCAGACCCGTGCTCACGGCTACCCTGTGGCCTCCTACGGCACGAATAAGAAGGAACAGGTGCTTTCGTTCGTGAAGCGCGAGCTTCAGGCCGACTACACCTACAAGTACATCACGCTGAACAAGGGCGATATTCGCCGCACCCAGCGTCCGGGCGCTCTGCTCCGCTACGTGTTGCAGGAACTCCCGAACTACATCGTCCAGACCATTGAGCGTCAAATTACGCTCGGCGGCTACACGGATATGGTGCATTTCCGTTCCGTTGTGACCGACGCGGCAGACAAGTCGTCCGAGTGGAAGGGCAACCGTTTCGCGCTCTCCTACACCATGACAGATGACACTCCGCTGATGGACTTCGTGCGTGCCTCCCACATGGTTCGCGCTCAGGGCAACAAGGTGCTGCTGTGCAACGCTGACACCGTGGCCGACCTGCTGATGTCCGCAAACGCTAACGGGAATACGTACATTGCTCTCGGCGGTGACGATACTCTGGCCCGCGCCCTCGGCGTTAACCAGATCATCACCCCTGAATGGTGGACGGACACGGACGACACCACCACTATGGGCGTCATCATGTCCGCGTCTCACTACGCGGTGGTTGGCGATACCTCCATCGAGGCTTTCACTAACTTCGCGCTGTCCACTAACACCAACGAGTATCTTCAGGAGATTTACGCTGGTGGCGGTCTGGACGCGGAGAAGTCCGCCGTGGTCATCAAGCCGAAGGGTAAATGAGGTGATCTGCTATGACGATTAAACAGGTTCGGTTCGTTAAGGCGGACTCTCGTAACCCGGTTCAGGACATCGCCGAACTAGCGGTGTTTGACGCTTCGGGTAATCCCGTTAACCCTCCGACCTCCCTTGCCGATGGCAGCGTGACGACCGCGAAACTGGCTGACAATGCTGTCACTTCCGCTAAGATTCAGGATGGCAGTATTACCGGCTCTGACCTTGCCAACAATACCGTAACCGCAACCAAGATCGCGAGCGGCGTTCTGCCGACCAACGCGACCAAGGAGAAGGCCGGTCTGGTCAAGCAGGCCGCGCACGTTAACGACCCGACTGGTGAAACTCCGACTAAAACCGAGTTTATCGCGCTCCGTAACGCCTTGGTCGCAGCCGGGCAGATGGCGTCCGCCTGACACGCTACCCTAAACAGTAGCGGGACTGCACCGCAAAGGCCCTATCTCCTACAATGGGAGGTAGGGCCTAACTCATTTTCGGAAGGAGCGATCATGGACATCGACGCAAGCGTAATCGATCAAGTGGGAGAGACGATCTACGCGCGATGGAAGGACGCCGCGCTCGCAGACCTCGCCAACATCATATGCCAAAAAGACCTATTCCCGATTGCGGATGATTACGTGGGAATTGTCGTAGGAGATGGCCGCCACATAGCGTTACCGGCATGGTATTCGGATGTGACCAACGTGCAGACCACCGACGGTGTGAAGCTCGATTTTCGCGTGAACTACGATATGGGCGACGGGTGGACGCCCGAAACCAAATACGCCAACTGTCTGACTATCGCGCAATGTCTTAATGTCGGCACGGCAATAACCGTGACCGGAACGCACGGGTTCGCCAAGCTTCCCGCCCCATTATCTTCGGTCTTGGCGGCTGTTATAGAGGCAGACCAGAGCGTTCTTGAACAGACAGACCGCATCACGTCGAAGAGCATCGAGGATGTGAGCGTGAGCTACGCAACAATTAACGAGACAGCTATGGAACGCGCGTTGACCCCGTACCAGTCGCTTATTAGCCAGTGGAGCCTATGCCGGAACGGAGTCCAGACTGGTGGCATTCTCTCCATGCCTCGCAAGCATCATCAATTACCGTGGTGGCTCAACGCGCAGGATTACATGGGGGGTGACTACGCTTATGGCAACGCTCTGTGACCCGTTCCGACTGTTCCCGAACCAAGTCCAGACGGCTACGCTTTGGCGGTACACGGCTCCCGGTCTGCCTAACGAAAAACTGGCCGACTTGCAGGTGATTGTGAAGCATTCAACACAGTCCGACCAGCCGACCGAATACGGTTCGCGTATCAGCAGTCGACGCTTCCATATTCAAACGGACACGGTTCCCGAGAACTTGCGGGAAAACATGGAACTATGGCCCGATCTCATGGTTGAATTGTCCGATGGCAGAGTATACCAAGTCACGCAAGCCAGTCGCGGCGATGATATGGACATGGGGGAGACTCGGTTCATAACTGTGTACGGGAACCCGTATGGAAGGGATAGTCTATGAACTACCGGTTACAGTTGTCCGCTGATTGGGCGCGTAAGCTCTCCACCCAACAGTTGAACGAGGGCGGCGTGAAAATGATGACGGACATTCTCAAGATGGCACGTCAGAACGCTCCCGTCTTGACCGGCGCTTTGCGTAACAGTGGCCGTTTCCAACAGCTTTCCACCGTGAAGTGGCGTATCACGTTCGGCAACAGTCGCGTGCCTTACGCTCGTATCCGCGAACACACGAACCGGTTGCACCCGAACACGGTACGCTACCTCCAGCGGGCTAGGAACACTGCCGCTAGCCGTGCTAAATCATATTTCAACCTAGGATAGGAGCGCCATCATGATTGATCTGGCCATGTGCATGACCCTCCAAAACGAGGGTTTCGGCACTTACGGAAAGACACTGTTCTTCGGCACCAGCCCAGTACTGGACACGGGCAGCGTCACGAACGCCGAAGGAATCTGGGTCAACGCGAACACGGTTGACATTAACGGCGATCTGTACACCGATCAGCTCACTATCAGTAGCCGCTATTTCGACGTGATCGAACAAGGCCGTCTGATGCTCCGGCTCCTGCACTTCGTCAACAATCGTCTGCATGAGTATTGCCGACTGACATGCAACCCCATAGCTGATATTGACTTTGTATCAATCCGCGTGCATCCGGCGACCGCAATCGACATGGACGCCATCGACGGGGAAGGACGCTGGGTGAAAAGCATCCGGTTCAATGTGGATTACAAACTCTCCCCCGAAACGGTAGAATAAGAACCGTCCAATAGTCGCCGCGTGTGCAGTCCCGCCCGACGAAAGGACATTACAATGGCCTCCTACCCCCTTATCGGCAAAAAGACCGTCTACATCGACGACCTCGTAATCAGCCCCGACTACGTGCAGGATGAAGCTGGCAGCATCACTCTGACTCCCGGCACTACCGAGGTTGCTTCGCAGTCCGGCACCATCAACGTACCTAACGGTTCATACGAGGATGTGAGTTTCGAGCTGAACATTATTTGTCCGAGCGTCCGCTACCTCGGCATGCTGTTCCCCGAGCTGTATCACAACGCGAAGTTCAAGCGTGTTATCTCTGGTTTGATGTCCGAGACGGGTCAGGTGCGTTTCGGCGGCAACGAATGCGTTTCCAACACTCCGCGTAACATCATTATCCATAACGTGTGCGATGGCCATTCATCGGCGCAGGACTTCCGTATCCCGCAGGCGCTAATCAGCGCGGGCGGCGAGTTCACCGTGAGCCTGTCCGACCCGTTCGTGGTTAAGCTGTCCGGTTCGATGGCCTCCGGCGCGAACGGTGCCGTCGTCATGGGCGAACTTGATCTGGATAACCCGTCGTACTACGACGAGGATTCCGGTACCATCAAGAAGGAGAACGTTCAGGTCACCGCGCTTACCGCGTCCCCGGCGAACATCTCGGGCAAGGTCGGCGATCATGGGACTGTGAATGTGATGGCGTCTCCGAATGGTGCGACTGGTACTATTACCGCCACCGTAGCTGAAACTACTAAGGCTGTCGCTACGGACAACGGGGACGGAACTTGGGACATTCAGTTGAAGCAGACCGGTACGGGTACCGTCACGTTCAAGGCTGGCACTGCTCAGACCGTGGTTAACTTTAATGTCGCCGGTGCGTGAGCATAAGTAACGCCCGCCACCGTAGCTGGCACGGTCGGGTGGTGGGCGCGTGATAAAGAAGTTTCCGAAGGGGAACAATCCCATAATATCACACGAATGGAGCAACAATGACTACCCCTGTTTTGAGCATCGACACCCGAGAAGCGTTCCGCACCCTCACCGTGAAAATCGACGGCACCGTGTACACCATGCGCCCGCTCGGCTCGAAGGACATGCTCACGATCTTGGATAATGCGGAGACAATCGATAAGCTGAGCGCTGGCGTGGCGAACCGTGAGACTTTGGAAACCGCTGAAAAGATTATCTTCCCGCTGGTCGAAAGCCTTATGAGTCCAGCTGATAAATTCTCCGAGTGGGCTTCACAGACTCGTAAGCGTAGCGACCTTGCCTATCAGCGTGCCATGACCGCGTTATGCGGGCTTATGGCGAAGAACATCACGGTTGACATCAAAGGCGAATAATGAAGTCGTGGGATAGCCTGCTTACTCCCGCCGAACGGGAGGCGATGAAGAGTTACAAACAGAAGGAGGCGGTTCGCAAGCCGCTTCCGAGCGTTCATATCCTCGCCGAGCTTGGGGACTTGTATGGGTGGCAGGCTATCCGCGACGTGTTGGAAAACAACGTGTCTCCTTCCCTGATGATGAACCTGCTCAGAGAGGGACGCCGTATCCGACGGCGGCGACTGGCGGAACAATATCTCATGACGTTCGATTGCATTGCAGCCGCGTTCAGCAATCATGGAGACCGCAGGATTAACGCGATTATCAAAAAACTCGGGAAGGACGTGTGATGGCAGACTCGACACTGACCCTAGACGCCGAGATCAATACCGGCGATTGGAACGCTGGCGTAAAGGATATTCAATCGGGTAGCCGTCAGATCGAAGAGTCGGCGCGACAGGCTGATGAATCGTTGGGTGACGTTGACAAGTCTGCTAGTAAGTCTTCCAGCGGGTTAGGGAAGTTCGGTGCCGTCGCCGGTGCCGTTGGCGGTCTTGTATCTTCGGGTATCGGAATGGCTGTGGACGCCATCGGTGATCTTACCGGAGACATTATCGAAGCCTCCGACTCTGCGGACAAGTTCAAAAGCACGTTGAACTTCGCAGGACTGGATACGGGTACGATTGACGCGCTCACAGCCAGCACTCAGACTTACGCCGACCAGACCGTTTACAGCATCAGCGATATTCGCAACGTGACCGCACAGCTTGCCGCGAACGGAGTACAGGGCTTCGACAAACTAGCCGAGGCGGCAGGCAACTTGAACGCTGTCGCCGGTGGTAACGCTGAAACTTTTAGCTCGGTCGGTATGGTGCTTACGCAGACCGCTGGCGCGGGCAAGCTCACCACGGAAAACTGGAACCAGCTAGCCGACGCCATTCCCGGCGCTTCCGGCAAGCTTCAAGAGGCGATGCTGAAGAACGGCGCTTACACTGGGAATTTCCGCGACGCGATGGAGAAGGGCGAGATCAGCGCGGAGGAATTCAACCAAGCCATAATGGACTTGGGTATGACGGACGTCGCGAAGGAAGCCGCTACCAGCACCAGCACTATCGAAGGTGCGATGGGTAATCTGGAAGCGTCCGTGGTTGGTGTGGGTACGACAATTCTTGACCAGTTCAAAGGCCCGTTGACATCCGGTATCAGCATGTTGGCGCAGAGAATCAGCGGACTTAGCGGCGTGTTTACTGGACTGGTGCAGACTATCGGCCCGATTCTCTCACAAATTGGCACAACGTTCCAGACATCGTTTCAACCAGTTGTGGGAATGGTGCAATCTCAGTTGCTTCCGGCACTTAAGCCGCTTATGGGTGCCTTACAGAATATAGGCAATGCCATCATGCCTGCAATCCAGCCCATCGCATCAGGGTTAGCTACCGTGGCGAGCATTATCGTGCAAACTATGAGTGTTATCGCGACTGCGGTAACGCCTGTGATCAATAACATCGCCTCGTCGATTCAGACGGTGCTTCCGGCACTCCAGCCGCTAATGAGTGCTTTGCAGAATCTCGGTAATGCCATCATGCCTATTATCACGGCCGCAATCCAGACCATTGCACCAGTGTTGTCTACCTTGGTGAGCAATATCGGGCAAACTATGAGTGTCATCGCGACTGCGGTAACGCCTGTGATCAATAACATCGCTTCGTTGATTCAGGCCGTGCTACCCGCCATCCAATCAGCGTTCCAAATCTGGGGCACTTACATTCAAGGCGTCATCAACGCGGTGTTCCCATTCATCCAAGCGGTTGTCACATCCGTTATGAACGTTGTCAACGCGATAATCAGCACCGTATTGGCAGCGATTAACGGTGATTGGTCTGGAGTATGGGAAGGTATCCAGAATATCGCTTCCAGTGTTTGGAACGGTATCCAAAGTATCGTTTCCGGTGCCATCAATGCAGTGTCAGGCGTCATCTCAAGCGTGCTGAACGGTATCAGCGGTATTTTCAGCAGTGTATGGAACGGCGTCAAGGGAGCCGTTAGCAACGCATGGAGTGGCATCACCAGTGCCGTCAGCAGTGGCGTAAGCTCGATGATGAATTTCATCACCAGTATCCCAAGCCGTATCATGGGCGTGTTCAGCGGAGCCGGATCATGGTTGCTGAGCGCCGGACAGAACATTATTCAAGGTCTTATTAACGGCATCACTAACGCCATCGGCGGAGCCATCTCAGCAGTCAAAGACGCTGTTGGCGGTATCATAGACGGTGCCAAGAGCCTGCTGGGTATCGCGTCCCCGTCTAAGGTATTCGATCGTGAAATAGGTCGGATGATTCCTGCTGGTCTTGGCCGTGGCGTATCGGAGAACGAGCGTGCGGCCACTCGTCCGGTGGAAGACATGGTGGACTCTCTTCTGCCGTCGTCCATCGTGACCCCTATGCCTGTCATGTCCAACCCGGTGAATTTGAACGCGAACAGTGGCCCGCGTGTGAGCGCGCCTATCACGGTGAACGCGCTTGACCCGAACGCGGCCGCTCAAGAGACTGTGAGGGTGATTAATTTCCATTACGTGTGACAAGCCGCGCGGGTAGACTAAGGGTATGGCTATCTTTACCCTTGACCCGCGCGATGTCCGTTTGACCCTAAACGGGTTCCCCTTGTACGGAATCGACTCATACGGGTGTGAGTGGCACGTAACGTTTCAGAACGTTTCGGGATTGTTCGACGGTGTTGGTTCGACCTTGCAGACCAAGGACAAAGCGTGGTCGGATGGCTGGTTTAGCAATATTCCAGTGGCTCAGGGTCGCTCGATCAGTGTCGAGGGTCATATTATCGGCAAATGCACGGAAAGCTGCATCAACGCTTGGGATGCGTTCAAACGTTCGTTCAATATCACCAGTCAATCGCTTGTCGTGGAGTTGGGGAACATCAGCCGTCAGGTGCAGGTCATGCAATCGTCTTCCGCTCCGCTGGTGGAGTGGGCTGGTGTGAACATTCTCAAATTTAGTATCGGGTTGACCGCTTTGGACTCGTATCTTTACGATACGCAGTCGGTGAGCGGCAATACTGGTCTGCCGCACACTCAGGGCGGTATGACGTTCCCCTATCATTTCGAGGATATCAATACTGGCAGGGGTTCAATGTGGGTGTGGTCTGAAACAACCGTGTCGGGTAGCGTGCGTCTGACTAACACGGGTAGTGCTCCGAGTCCGGTGACGATTCGTATCAATGGGCCTGTGGTCAATCCGCAGGTTGAGCATAGTCCGAGCGGGCATATCATGGCGTTCGATCTCAGTTTGGGTGAGGGTCATTACATTATTATCAACGGTGCCACTCATGAGATTCTTATAGATGGCACCGATCCGGCACGCGGCAGTGTGATCATACGAGAATGGAGTTACGCGGAGGTAGGGGAGAACATCTGGATGTTCAGCGCCGAGAAACCATCTGATAACGCACGGATGACGGTCACGTTCAACCCGGCTTACATCTAAGGAGGTGCCGGATGCCTTTTATTTCTAACCGATTGCCGCAGTCGGACGGCTTATACTCGGACACGTCGCGTGTACTGCGGCAGCGTTCCGGCTTGCAGTTCGTCGCCGTCACGTTGAACGACGGCACGGTGATAGCCGAACTCCCCGACCTGCAATTAGCCCACCTGACGTACCGTTTCGAGGAAACAACCAGCGAAACGGCCACGCTCCCGTGGCGCAACGCACCACGCAATTGGGACGAAGCCACCACACCGTATCAGGCCGCCATACTTCTGGTGCGCGAATCTACCGTCCTGTGGGGCGGTATCGTGGTCAAACGCGAGCGTGCAATGCGCGGAGAAGGATTAACACTGACGTTGGCAACCGTCGAACACTATCTCGATAACGTGTACGTGCAGGATCATACGTACACGAATCGTGACCAGTGCGAGATCGTGGAAGACCTCGTAACCACCACGCTTAAAAACCACCGTTTCAATCTCGTTGTTGAAGCGTCCCCGAGTAAGGTCACACGCGACCGCACGTATGAGGCCGAAAGCGACAAAACACTGCTAAGTGTACTGCAAGAGCTTGCGAACGTTTTGAATGGGCCGGAATGGTGTATATCATGGCGTGCCATTAATGACGGTCATTATGAACCGGTCATGACGGTAGCCGACCATATCGGTTCCACCACGCCAAGCACCACGTTCGACGAAAGCGTTATGACCACGTTCAACTTGTTGGAAGATTACACGCACGGGTACGGTGCTAACGCGGTAATGGCTGTGAGTACGGCTGACGCTGGAGACCGTCCGCAATCCGATTGGATGATCGCAAACCAGCCTAACAGGCCCATGGTGGAATATGTGTTCCAGCCGTCAACCAGCATCACGAACAAGGCGACGCTGAACGAACATGCCAAGTCCTCGTTGTTGCAGATGCAGAACGGTACCCAGACCATCACAATGGGGTTAAGCCTTCTGTCCGCTCCAATGGTGAATAAGGAATGGAAGCCGGGCGACCTCATATCGTGGACAGTGAAAGAAGACGCCGAGCATTTCCCCGACCATAATCACGGTACCGCCCGTATCATCGGGTACGAGATAGATTTTAGTCAGGCGTGGACCATCACACCTATATTGCAACAGGAGGACGATAATGCCGAGCAAATTCAAGTTCAGTCTAGATAGCGCGGACGCTACAGCACGCCAGTTCTCGGACATCAAACACCAGTTGCAGGAACTGCCGCCGAGCATCGTCAACAGCGTTAAACCTATGGTCGATCAGATCACGAAAATGTATGAGGAAGTGCAGACGCTGACCAACAATCTTGATAAGCGTGTGCAGGAAAGCATCACTCGCAACAGCTATACCCGTGCCGAGATTGATGTTAAAACTCAGACGTGGAACTGGGGTGTATTGGCTCCCAATCGTGGTGGTACTGGTATCGCCAACGCTTATAACAATGTGTTTGCGTCAGGCTCTTGGCGCGCGGTGTGGGTGTTGTCTGACGGCACTATGGGCACGGCTCAGTCGATTCGTGCAGTGAAGACCGATATCGTGGACGCGGACGACTACATTCCCGTTGCCGCTCTCCGCAAGGTGAAGTGGTGCATATATCGGATGAAGGATGATAAGAACCTGAATCTTGATGATGCTCAGCCGTTGGTAGGTATGATTGCCGACGATCTGGATGAAAACGGATTGGGGTTCTTCTGCGAATACGATGAAGACGGCACGCTGGTAGGTATCAACTACCCCATGCTTGGTGTGGCGGCGCTCCGACTCGCTCAACAGGTAGCGGATGAATTGGACGCGCTCAAAGCTAAGGTTGATGCTCTATCCCACTGACAACGATAAAATGGTCGTAGACGATTTGGAGGAATGATTATGGCTATCATCATGCACCCGCTTACCGCGAAAAACGGTTCCCCGGAGTATACGGCGGACGATTACAGGCACGCCATCAATCCTCTATTAGTACCGTCCGATGGTACCGCGTTCGACGGTTTGTCTGGCATCCGTTACGGTTCCCCGAGTCCTCTGGTCACGGTGAGCGGACTGACTGCTACGGTCAAGGCTCATTGCGGTACCATCAGCCCGTGGAATGGGCTCGGCGCGTACACTTACGCCATTACTACCAATACGACGGTGCAACTGGCGGACTCCACCAACAATTACAAGATCGCTGTTACAGTGGAAGACCCGTCACAGTCGCACGGTACGACTCCGCGCGGCCAGCTCAAGGTGTTTACTGAGGGTACGCCTGACTCTAATATCAACGGTCTTGTGATTGCCAAGGTGAATGCCGGTGTCGTGTCTGATGAGGCTCCGATGATTCGTAACAGCGCTATCCTGATGGCGCGTAATCTTGAACAGCTTAACGCCATCGACGCGGTGGACGGGCAGGAGGCTGTGACAATCACCGATAATGTCCATTATGTTAGAAACGGTGGAATATGGGCTTCTTCACAGTTGTTTGACTCGTCGGACACGTTCAAAGCCGTCGGATACTCGAATTCTAACAACTGGTATGAATTTACGTTCTCGTCCCGCGTTACATCGTTCGGAAGCACTCAAAACGTGGAATTGGCGAAGTTCGCAAACATAAACTGCTGCCATATTCTGCACGGTGGATGGTACATGCTTAGCGCATTCCTTAACGTCAAGTATGATCATACAGACGCTCCTACGGTGTGGTTTCGACGGTACTCCGGAAACGTGTGGACCAAGTATATCGACACTCATGTTTCGTTTTCAAAGGGTGACTGGACCGGATATACGTCATTCGGCATTCCGACCGTGGTTTACAATATCCCGGATGATACTGTTATCTCGTTGGGTATAGGGGATAATTTCGTTTCGGCTGTCGGCAGTTTTACGGAGTTCACCGTAACTAGGATTAACCGGAACCTGTAATCTCGTTATAGCGGCATACCGCCCTCTGCTCGTACTTCGATATTCTCCGGAATCGGAACGACGAAGCTCACCAATGGGCGGAACACGTCATTGGGTGTCATATACGGGCCTACTGAAATTGTGCCGTGGTAGTTACCATCCAAGGTTAATTTACATCTCCCAATTGCCGTCTTTACATGATAAACGACATCATCCCATGGTTCACTGTTCATGATAATGGATATTATCTTCACGGTCTAAGATGAAAACATGATGGAAATTATCACGGCAATCATCGGCGTAGGCGGCGTAGCACTCGGAGGACTCATAACATGGCTAGCTAACCGTAGGTCAGACTTGACCAGCGCGTATCAAGATTTAGTGTCCGCTCAAGGGGGTATGAAACAGCAGATATACGCGCAAGACCAGAAAGTAAACGAGCTAATAAACCATCGTGATGTGTTGCAATACACGATAGATCTTGAGACTGGCTATATTCGCGCGTTGGGGCATTGGCTGTCCCAGTTCTGCGAGATCATCGAGCCTGAATTTTTGGAGAATCATCCTAAACCGTCGTTGCCTGATGATCTACGCGACCGGATTGCATCGCTTGAGGAACTGGCTGGAGATAATGACTCGCCGAGCCTGTCCAGAACATGACTTCTTATGGGCATTATCGGTAATAATAATCTCGATTCGTTCGATGCTAAGATAATCCTATGATACGTTTCAAATGGTGTAGGCTGTTGCTCGCCGTCGTCTCGTTGATAGTCCACGTATGGAGTGGCTGTTCTTCTGTACAATCAGTTTTATAAAAGGAGTTATCATGGCTTTGAACGGTATCGACATCAGCAATTGGCAGGCTGGTATAGATCTGTCTGCCGTCCCGTGTGATTTCGTCATTAGCAAGGCGACAGAAGGATGCTGGTACGTGTCGGCGGATTGCGCTCGGCAAGTGGAACAGGCATTAAGTCTGGGAAAGTGCGTGGGCGTATACCATTACGCCAACGGCGGTAACGCCGTTTCCGAAGCTGACTTTTTTGTGAACAATTGCGCGAATTGGGTCGGCAAGGTCGTATGGTGCTTGGACTGGGAGCAACAGGGTAACGGACTGGCCGGGTCTGGCGCGTCTGCACAACAGTGGATTAGGTCGTTCTGTGACCGCGTGTACGAGCGTACAGGCTCCCAGCCTATCGTCTACGTGGGAGCGTCCATGCTTAACGATGCTCAGAATATTGGTGATCGTGGATTGTGGGTAGCTCAGTACGCTAATATGGACGCTACGGGGTATCAGGATACGCCATGGAACGAGGGCTCATATGCGTGCGCGATCCGCCAGTATTCGAGCAATGGTCGTCTGCCCGGATATTCAGGCAGTCTTGACCTTGACAAGTTCTATGGTGGTGTGAACGCTTGGAATGCGTATAAGGCGGGTCATTCGAGTGTGACCAACGTGCCGACCCCTTCCGCTCCTGCTCCGTCTACTCCCGCGTCTGGCACGTATACTGTACGCTCTGGTGACACGTTGAGTGGTATCGCGTCGATGTATGGGACTAGCTGGCAGGTGCTGGCGCAGATTAATAATCTGTCTGACCCGAATCTGATTTATCCGGGTCAGGTGCTGAATATCAATGGCACTGCCAATACGGTTCAGCCCGGTAGTGGAACGTATACGGTGCAGTCGGGGGACACGCTGAGTGGTATCGCCGCCAAGTTCGGGACTTCGTGGCAGACTCTCCAGCAGCTTAACGGTATTGCCGACCCGAATCTGATTTATCCGGGTCAGGTGCTGAAACTGCCGGGCGGAGCACCGTCACCGTCCGTTACACCGTCACCGTCCGTTACGACGTACACTATCCAGCCCGGTGACACATTGAGTGGTATCGCCGCCCAGTACGGTACCAGTGTTTCCAATCTGGTGGCGTTGAACGGTATCGCCAACCCTGACGTGATCTACGCGGGCCAGACAATCCGCATCAATTAAACTATTCGATAGGAGGTTGTCATGAATATGAATACTGGTGATCCGACCACTGAGACAGCGGTCACCAATGAGATACCGGACGGTAATGATAATTACGTGCCGACGTTCGACGCCGCGACTCGTAAGTGGGCGTATCTGGTTTCCGGACTGGTTGGTATCGCCGGTGCGGTGCTGAGTTTCGTGAGTGCCGTGCCGGACATGCCGTCGTGGGTGGCTGTGATGGGTGGCGCTTGCGCTCTGGTCGGCTCCGGCGTGGCTGGAATGTTCGGTGTCCATTACGCAGGCATTTCCAAGTGAGGTAATCATGACAATCGCATCCGACTTGTTCCGCACCGTCACCGTCGAGATTCACGACATCAGCCAGCAACTCCCGTATATCGTTGTCAATCAGGCGGACGATAACGGCAAGATCATCTGTTTCGTCCCTCTGGATCACGGGCAAAAGGTCACCGGTTTCACTGGGGCGCGCTTGTATTATCCGCCGCGATCTGACAACGAGTATGGCGATTACGTGACTGGTGTTGAGTCTGACGGTGCTTGGGACTTCACGATTCCCGTGGGAGTCTTGAGTGCGGGACGAGTCGGGTGCAATCTCTCATTTATCGACGGGGATGGCGAAACGTATTCCCGTAATGTCGTGTTTCTGGTCGAACCGGCGGTGTCTGGGGTTTTCGACCCAGAGGATGGTCAGCAGACCCGTCTGGACAAGATTATCGGCACCGTGCAGAATGTCGCGGATACGGCTATCGACAGCATCAACGACACCGTTGATAACGCGGTGGAGCGCGTTAACAAAACTGCTAGTGACGCTGTTGAGAGCATCGGTAAAGCCGAGCAATCCATTAACGAGAGCGTGACGGACGCGAGGAAATCCGCTGAAGCCGCCGCGAACAGCGCCAACCAAGCGTCTGCTTCCGCCAGCGCGGCGCAGGCCAGCGAACATAACGCGGCAGAAAGCAAACGTAACGCCGCTTCGAGTGCCGCTCAGGCCGCTCAGAGCGCCACAGCGGGAGCGCAATCCGCTTCCAAAGCGCAGGATGCCGTGGACGGTTTTGGTTTGCAGGTCGGCACAACGACCACGGGCAATCCGGGTACGAAAGCGGCGGTTGAGATTCGGAAGACCGGCACCAAGTATACGGCGAACTTCACCATTCCACGTGGTGACAAGGGAGATTCTCCAAGTCTGTCCCGTACCATGGCCGACCCTGAATCGCATAGGTGGAATGCGATAGACTTCAATGATTTCACGGAAAACGGCGTGTACACGTTCAACGGGTACCCGACGAATTCTCCGAGGGGCGACTCCTTGTGGATTACCGGAACGCTTATCGTCTCCCACAGCTTCCAAAACATCATGCAAATATGCTCATATGCACCCTCAGCCGACCAGTCGGGATTTGCCTTCAGAAATGGCAAATACAGTGATGAGTCCACTGTCACACAGTGGTATAAGTGGCATCAAGTCGCTTTCCTCGATAACTTGCCTAAAACGTCCACCTTGGCAAACGAGACGGGCGATATCGCCAGCCTGTCCACGCGAATGCAAGCCTTGGAGGTTCGCGTCAAATCTTTGGAAACCAACCAGTAAGGAGAGACCTACATGTTTGAAACATTCCAAACCATTGTCAACGCCGGAGGATACGACCTCGACGATCTCACCCAGCGTATCAAGACGCTGTATGCGATGGGCGAACTCACCGAGGATGAGATGAAACAGCTTCTCGAACAGGCGCAGACGAACGCCAAGCCCGACGATTCCTACGCTCCGTTGGCCGACCGTGTGAAGGCCATCGAGGAATGGGAGACGACCATCGAGGAGCGTTTAAGCAAGCTGAAATCCGGCTTATCGACCAACCCCGGCGAACCCGAGGAACCAGCCGACAAGTGGCCGGAATACAAGCAGCCGACCGGCGCGCACGACGCCTATCACGTAGGCGACAAAATCACCTACAACGGGAAGCCCTACACGTGCATCTACGACGGTTGCGTGTGGACCCCGGACGCTTACCCGCAGGGGTGGCGTGAGGAAGCGTGAACCACATCTACACTGGTGTTTCCAAGTGGTAGACTGGTGTTGCTCCTTTCGAGCGATGGTGTGATGACCGATTAAATTAGCCCGGCACTGGTCTTGATGACTAATGCCGGGCTAGTTTTTTTAGTTGTTTAGCAGATACTCACGGTTCCTGTATTCACTTAATGCTGGAACGGTTTCTGGATGATCGTTGTAGGCGCTGACCAGCCATCCTTTTACGTATGATTCCTTTGGGTGGGCGTGGATGCGTGCGTGGCATCCCATTGTTCCCGAGCCGCAGACGGTAATGAGGTTGCTGGGTAGGTTTAATCCTTCCCAAGCGTGTGAGCGCCTACGCCGGTGATGCAGATTAAAAGCGGAGGCGCTTAATGGTCTCCCACAGATGAAGCATCTGCCGTGGTCTCGGTGGAACACTTTCATACGGGTTTCGATATCAGGGTCTGTTTTGCTCACTCGGATACTCCTTCGCAGTGGAAGAAGTACAAGGTTATCGGGGATACGAGTTTGAAGAAATATTGCCTATCGGTGTCTGTCTTGCATTCATGAATGGCCGTGGTCTTAACGCCTTCAACGCTGCCAAGAACGTCGTAGAGTTTGAGGAACGCTTTGGCGTCTTTAATCCCGATCTGACCAAACGTGAGTTCCTGTCCGAGTCCTTGGGTGTCGATGATTTCCTGTGCTTGGGGGGTTTTCTGCAAGAGGCTGATGATCGAGGTCAGATAGTTGATGGTTTCCATGATGCTCCTTTGGTGTGATGATGATTGGATTAATCGTGCAAGATTCTAGTCTTTGGTCAGGATGTCATAGCCGAGGTGTTCGGCCAACCGCAACCGGTATTGCTTTTGCGGTTTGCGGCGTCCGGTTTCCCACATGGCTATTACGTTTGGGCTGGCGACGCCGATTCGTTCGGCTAGTTCAGCTTGTGAATATCCGTGGCGTAGACGCCAGTATTTGATGCACTGGCCGATGGTTACACGGTCGCTGATGGTCGTATAGTCAACTGGGATGTTGCCGATGTTCTGTCGTGTGAAGAACTGGCCGGTCTGGCTGTCCTGTTCCACGGTGACTTCTTGACCGTTGATTACTGTCTTGATTATGTCTTGCTTGCGCATGTTTCACCTTCCTATGATGGGTGATATATAGATTATATCACATTGTTTCTGTTTCGCAAAACAGCTTACCAATGGCTTCGCGCCCATCGTCAGTCAGCGCGAACCGCCAGCAATGACGGTGCCGACTGTTCACACCATCCCGATCGACACGGTACACATGACCGGAACGCTCAAGTTCGATCATGCGCGTCCTTAATCCCTGCGGAGTATCGTCATACTTCGCTAAGACCGCCATACGTTCGATTTCCTCGTGGGTAAGCGGACGCTTAGCCATCCACAGAATCAACAGCACATGGACCTGTTGGTTGCTGAACATTACGCCACCGCCGTTTCAGCCGAGTGGCGGAGAAATGAGGCCATGCCAGCGGCCACAATCCACCCGGCCACCCACTTGACTCCGAACCGTACCCGGTTAATCTTGGCTGCCATCGCCCACACCGGGAGCGACACCCACGGGCTGAGACACCAGCCGCAATAGGCGAGTTCTCCGAGACTGTCCACGTAATCCTTGGCCCACGTGGGGAGCGAGTTGGACAGGTTCTCGGTCTTTACGGTCAGCTTGCGGCGGAGCATGGAGAACATATAGCCGGGGCCGGGCGAGAGTTGTACGACAGTGGTCGCGTATCCAGCCGTGATTCCAGCGGAAAGCACAGCAGTCCACCAATTGCCATCAGTCTTCATCGGTTTTCCTTTCCTCGTGGCGACGCCAGCAGTGATAACGCTTGGTGTAGTCCGCGTACAGGTCTTCATAGAGTTGTTTCGCCTCGTTGGTGGCTTCGTCGTGGTCGAACCCGTGCTGTTGCAAGACGTATTGAGCGGCACCTACCCAGATGGAGCGTCGAACGTGCTGATACCAACGGTCAAACAGTTTGCCGCACACCTTGTCGTGCTTGTTGTCGCCTAGAAAGTCGGCAACGCTCTCCACCACGAACTTACGAAGAGTGTTCGCGGTGATATGGTTACGGTCGAACAGTTCCAGCACGTCGCTGGTTAAAATGTTATTCTTCATTGGGCTCCTCCTCTTCTTCTGGTTCGTCATCGTCCACTAGATAATCGTCAAGGCTGATGTCTTGCGGCTCGAAGTAAATCAATCCGTCCAGCAAGATCATCGGGTATCGCACGGTTACCCCTTGGTCTTTGGCTATGGCGCGTATACCTCTGGCGGTGGGGCTTCCCGACGATACGATGCGGAGCCTACGCCCCATCTGTTGGGCGTACACGCGGCACGTCATCAGATAAACGGCGCTCTGCCGCTTGCATGTGGGGCATCCGTCGAACAGGACGAACATGTCAGGGCTTTCCAAGATTGTTGCGGTTTTCATCAGAATGTTACCCCCAGAGCGTCGGCCAGCACATCGGAGATATGGAGCGTGGCCAACTGGCTACGCTTATGTTTCTCGATTTTTTCGGTGATGTCCTTGCGGTACACGGGGATGACCTGATGGTGTGCGGCTCCGACCACGCGCGGGTCGAACATCGAGAAATACAGGACTTTCAGCGAGTCGCACACGACGAAGTACTGGAGCACCTGTGTTTTGTACTGGTCGGGGATGAAGTCGAAGCCGGTCGCCTTGGAGTCCAGAGTGTATTCGGGCAACACCTGTTCAATGACTTCGACCAGTTCAGGTTTGAGGTTAACGATATGAGATCGCATGGCGTCGGTGTGCATTATCCACGGTACGACGGTCTGCAAGTGGTAGGCTGAGCCGAGCGACTTGCATTCGATGGCCCACGTTGGCTTCTCAGTGTTCTCGTAGGCGTCTGGACTGCACGCGATACGGTTGTCGTCGTCACTCTCCCAGATACCGCAATCGGGGACGCAATCGACGGGGTTGAAGCCAAGTGTTTTGAGGGTGATCTGGATGTTCTCGTGTTCGAGACGGTGGCCGCGTTCCATCGGAGGTTCACCGTCCGCTGGTTCGGCCCACAGTTCCGCTAGGAACTTCCAGAAGTCCACGCCGACCTTAAGCCGTTTGTTCTTGGTTTCGGCGTCCACGATCTTCTCGTCGTAGTTCTGGGCCTTCGTGTAATACTCGTTGGCTTTGTCTGGCGTCTTCGCCTTCTTCGCTTGTTCCAACGCCTTGTCTCGGTACTCTTTGAGTTTTTCCACGTCGGTCTGAGCGTAGTGTTCCAAGGCGAGTCCGCCGCTTTTGGTGCCGGTGATACGGCCCACTCGTTCGTCGAGCCATGCCTCGGTTTCGTGGGCTTGCGATACATTGATGATTTTCATTGATGTTGTCCTTTCGGTTGGGTGTGGGCGGGTGACGAGTCCCGCCCACGAGTATCTGTTATGCAAAGCGGGGAGCGTACTGGTGGATGACGGCGGAAAGGTTGAAGTCGTTCATTGTAACTCCTTGGGTTATATATCAAGCCGTTTGTTTGATATATATAATATATCACATGTGGTGGGATTAGGCAATTAGTGACACGCAGGGACATGTCCCAATGGCCTAGTAGGACGTGGATAATCAACGGTGATTTATGAGCGTGACTGATAGGCTCACGCCCGAAAACCCGAAACAAGTCAGCACATACGCTTGCGATTAGGACAATTGGGATAGTCGATAGCCCGACACTGTAGGGCTTCTTCCATTTCCAAACGACGCGCATTGCTGCACAAGAAACACGCCTCAGCGGTATTGCGACACTCTTCGCGCCACAATGCATCAGCACGTTTCGGATTATCACAGTCGCTCTCGGCGATAAAACAGCGCAAGGCGCTCTCACGGCAACGTTCGGCCTCATCCCGCAGCTTGCGGGAGTCTGGCGTCACAGGAAAACCGTAGTACGGGTAACGTTGATCGATGGGCACTTCTCACACATGACTTGTCTCAGTGTTCCCGCGCGTACCGGCTGATAACACGCTCCGCCTGTCTGAGGGCACGCGCCTGCAAGTCAAGCATAGGCTCTCCACGGAACGCCATGCTTGCATCATGACCATCAGCCATGTACCGGCGTATTTCGGACGGGGTGAAGAACCGGGCGGCGATATCCACGTTGTACACGAGAGCGCACCCGCCGTAACTGTATTCCCGCCAATTGTCCGCGCCGTTTAGCAACAGCGCGTGACGCGATCCGAAGTGGTCGGGAAGAACCGTTTCGGGCATGTCGAGCGAATCAAGCAATGCCAGCGCGGTATCCTTCACGCCATGGTCCCACTTGCTGCGGGGCTTGAACTCGGCTTCGATATTCTTGTAGGTCTCATTAACGGTATACATTTTGACACTCCATTCCAGCCCCCTTGCTAGAATAAGAGGGCTTAGTTAGTTAGTTGGTTAATGATTACTGAGCAATTGAGCCGGATAGCTGCAACTATCCGGCTCTACTCATTCGTGGGCTAGACGTGCCATAAAGACTACGCTAGCCCTGGCGGATTACAAATCAATCCGCCGAAGACTTAGAATCAGAATCAAGCAATTTGCGCGGATTAGCGATCTTGAGAGCATCGCACAATCGCAGTGCAGTATCAAGCGACACCGCCCGAACATTGCGTTTACCTGTCTCAATCTGCGCAATCTCGACATGATGCACGCCACTACGTTGCGCTAACTCACGTTGCGTTAGACCGCGCTTCATCCTTAATTCTTTCAAACTCATGGCCCTTACTCCTAACTTGGATTAAGGCCATCGTAGACCACTCATACAGCGCGGGGCAATTCCATGCCGGACACCGCGCCACGTTGGCGACTCGACGACGGTTCAGCCTTGCATGCTGTGAGGGTGCATCATGCCTAGTCGCAGTCCGTCGCGTCTTCGTCGCGTCCACTCTTCAGTTTTCAATCATCCATGCCGCGCCTGTTAGGGGGCTTCGTGTCACCGGCCTTGCGGTGGTGGTCTCCGTGGTGGTGGCCTCTCGTTCATCTCTGTTCCTTTCGTTGTCGTTTGCTTGATGGCTCTCACTATACACGCTATCCAGTCAGATAGCAAACCAAGACAACACAGACACCACCAAAACCATTGCAAACACTAGTATTCGTCGGCGTGTCGCAACCACACGACGGCGACACAAAGACAGCGGACACCACAGCCACGGCCACACCCAGGGACGTCACGGCCACGTCACGACGGCCATGTCCAGGGACGCCACGACATCCAGGGCACGACGGCCACGCCACGGCACGACCACAGCCACGCCATGGCCACGACGGCCACGACGGGCACGGACATGATCGCATAAGAGGAACGTGCCCGCGCGATACCACACGACACGCCAAAACACAATCGCACAAACGTTCCAACGTTGCACCATGCAACAAACACCCCCGTGGGGGAGCCTCCCCCGGACACAAAAAGCAAGGCCGCTGGCTCTCTAGTGCTGACGCTGAATGCTCGCTGGAACATTTTTGGATTACCTGTTACTCACGAAGTCTTCACATATTTAGTGGTTGCAACCGTTGTTGCACCCTACATATTGTGTATAATGTTCCTTGGATTGATGTTGATGGCGGTGAAGCTAGCTTAAGCCATATCAACGTCTGGCCGTCCACTCACACGCGGTGTGTGAGGATTCTAGATGCGGTACGGTCAGCAGTCCGACCGGTCTATCCCGGGCGTGGCCTATATGGACTCGTACCTATTATTTTGGGCTGGTCTGCAATCCTGTTGGCACAGCCTTTTGGTTGCCGGGTTCGATTCCCGGGGTTTGCTCTAGGTTTCATGGGGTAGCTGCCTATGAGATCGATGGCATTGCTCGAATATCTCCGCTGGAACATGTGGGGGATAAGAGGCTCCCTGCCTTAATCAGGTGGTTGATGACCGAAGGGGAGGCACGGCCAAACGGGTGCATAGATGTTTCACGTTCCTTGCCGTTGGTGGTAAAGCCCATTCCACCATGCCGAACGTCTTTCCGACTTGGACGTTAACTAAGTCGGGTATATGGCATTGGTGCAACCGGTAGCATTACGGTCTCCAAAACCGTCGATGTTGGTTCGAGTCCAACATGCTGTGCTCAGCCTACCCACAGGCTGTGGGAAAGGTCTTCGGAGTCGTCTTGTGGCGGCTCTAGTTTTAGCTGACCCGCCTAGTCTGCGGGAACAGTCTCCTGAGTCGCTGCGGCGGCTCTTGCATTTTGGATGCTTGGCAGAGTGGCTTATTGCACCACCTTGCTAAGGTGGCGACCGGGAACGGTTCGGGGGTTCGACTCCCTCAGCATCCGCGCGCCGTGGCTGGCGGTAAAAAGCCATTGTGGTGATGCCATTGGTTCCTTATGGCTCTCTGGGGGTTGAACGAGCGTCCCATGCTCCTGTTGTGGGTGGAGTGTGGGACGCTTGTTCTTTTGCTTTGGTGGCGGAATGGTAGACGCGGCGCACTCAAAATGCGCTACCTGTAGGGTGTGAGGGTTCGAATCCCTCCCGGAGCACTTGGGTTGGTTGATCTGAGAACTTTTCCTGCTGGGATGTTTCCCCTTTGGCGTGTTTTCCTGCTCAGCACCGGCCAACCCTGTTTTTGTGGAGGCATTGTGGCGTGGTCTAGTTCCCATCGTGATGAACGGTTCAATCCTGATTGGCCGCGTGTCCGTGCGATGATTCTTGAACGGGATGGGCATAGGTGCCAGTGGCCGGTCAAGGATGATTACGGGAATGTTCGCCTGTGCGGACGGTATGGGAATGAGGTTGACCATAAGGTTCGTAATCCCGTCCATGATGATGATCGTCCTGAGAATTTGTGGGTGTTGTGTCGTTGGCATCATCAGCGGAAGACCGAGGGTGAGTCTGCTGAGGTTCGTCGTGCGAAGGGTAGGAGTCGGAGGGAGAAGCGTTGGTATTCTCACCCGGCTTTCAAGTGAATGAGTTCATGTGCGCGGTTGCCGGTTGCGCTAATCCGGTGTGTGCGAAGGGATTGTGTCGTTCGCATTACGACCGTGACCGTTATTCGGGGTCTCCGCTGAAGCCGTTGCGCCAGCGCATGTGTCCTCAATGCCATACGTGGTTTGATCCGAAGCGTTCCGACCAGTTGTTTTGTTCTGGGCGTTGCCGTGTGGCGTATAAGCGTGCTCGTGATGATGATAAGTCGTTGCCGGTGAAGCCTGAAACGACTATGTATGTGCGTCCGGTTGACGTGTCCGAGCTTGAGTCCGAGCTTGTTGTTGAGTCTTTTACTGATTCTCAGGTGGTTGAGAAGTGTGGCGGCTTGTGCGCGAAATGCCATGAGCCGGTTGATGTTGGTTCGAGTGGTGCCGATGGTGCCGCTTTCGTGTGGAAGGTTCCGTTGGAGAAGTCGCATAGTGCGACTTTGGCGAATCGTCTGCTGGTTCACAAGCGTTGCGAGGGTGGAACGTCCTAGCTTCGCGTATTGCCTGAAACGGGCGGATTGTGAGGCTGGCTGTGGCTGGTAATGGTCGTGGTGCGCAGAAGTCGAAGAATCCGATTCTTCGTGCGCCTGATAGTCCGATGGGTTTGGAGTTTCCTGCTGTTCGTCCTGATGGGCAGGAGTGGCTTGAACGGACGAAGAAGTGGTATGAGTCGCTTCGTGTCAGTCCGTTGGCTCAGCGTATGGGTGTTGAGGCCGACTGGTACGCGGTTCAGGATTTGGCGTTGTTGAAGGATGATTTCTGGCGTCCGAAGACTAAGGGCCGTTGGATGTTGGCTTCCGAGATTCGTCAGCGTGAGGCCACGTTGGGCATTACGCCCGAGGCTCGTGTGAGGTTGAAGTTCGATGCTCCGCAGCCTGACGATATGAAGGCTTCCGCGTATGAGGGCGATACTGAGGGCGCTCGTAACGTTCAACGGAACAGGCAGCGTGCTTCCGCATTGGGTTTGCGTGTCATTGATGGTGGTGCCTGATGCATACGCGCATTCCCGAATTGCATGGCGAGGATTTGACTCGTTCGATGGGAATGTTCGCGGTTTGGTGGATTGAGACTTTCTTCCGTGTTGGTCGTGGTGGCGGTGTTGGCTTGCCTGAGACGTTCGACATGGACGAGTACGTGTTCATGCTTCACGCTTATGCGTTGACCGAGTGGGGTACCCGCCGGTTCAATCGTGTGTTTTATTCGCGTGCGAAGGGTAAGAACAAGTCCGGTAAGGCCGCTGGCATTTGCGCGTTCGAGGGTTTGGCTCCTTGCAGGTTCGATCATTGGGCGGAAGAAGGGGAGACTTACGAGTTTCTGGGCGAGGTCTACCCGTATGTGAAGGGTGAGCCTGTTGGACGCATGGTGCAGATGCCGCAGATTCTCTGCTTGGCTACCGCCGAAGGTCAGACTGGTAACATTTTCGATTCGATTTACTACAACTGCGATCAAGGCCCTTTGAGCCAGTTGAAGGGTGTCGGCCTTGATGTTGGTCGTACTCGTATCGGCTTGCCGGAGGGTGGGGAGATTGTTCCCACCACGAGTGGTGCCGCGTCCAAGGATGGCGGTTTGGAAACGTTCGCCGCCTGTGATGAAACCCACTTGTACAACACGAACAAGCTTCGCAACATGTACAAGACCGTTCAACGTAACCTCGGCAAACGTAAAGGTGATGCAGACCCGTGGATTCTTGAAACGTCCACCATGTACAAGCCGGGCGAAGAGTCCATCGCTGAAACATCGTACAAGTATGCGTGGGATACCGCTTCGGGCAAAATCAAGCATCGTAGCGGCATCTACTTCGACCATGTGTATGCGAATATCGACTTGGATGATTTCGCTGACGAGAAGAAGGTTCTCCGCGCCTTGCAGGTCGCGTATGGTGCGAGTGCGAAGAGTTCGGACGGTAAGGATCATCTGATATTGCCCGATGGTCGTATGACCGTGTTGAATGCTGATGGTGTTGACCCCGAGGGGCACACGTATTGGGATGGTGAGCTTGGCCCGGCGAAGGATGGTTGGATTGACCTGAATGGTCAGATGGATCAGATTTACCAGCCTGACTCCGATCCTGCTGATTCGATGCGCTATTTTTTCAACACTTTGTCGAGTGTGCATGACGCTTGGCTTACCGAGTCGGATATTCAGTCCCACATGCTGTATCGGGATGAAATGCGTACGGCGTTCAATTCAATTCGTTTGGATGGCGCGTGGCAACGGTTCGTGACGAAACGTGAGCCTATAACGCTTGGCTTCGATGGTTCCGTGTCGGATGATTCGACGGCTCTTGTTGGATGCCGCGTGTCCGATGGCATGTTGTTCCTGATAAAGCTTGAATCCGCGCCCGATGGTCCCGAGAAGGCCACTTGGCGTGTGAACCGTGATGCGTTCGACGGCATGGTTCGTTGGATGATGGACAATTACAACGTTGTCGGATTCTTCGCTGATGTCGCCTATTTCGAGCAGATGATTGGCGGCTGGGAGAAGGATTACGGGAAGAAGTTGAAGGTCGGGCCGCGTAAGGGTGGCGACAAGATCAAGTTCTGGACTAACAACTGGTATAAGGACATGCAGGTTGCGTTGGATAACGCTCATACCGCGTTCCGGTACCCGTATACGGAGCCTGAACGTAAGTCGAAGCCCATCAAGGATGATATAGCGTTGCTTGCCGATCCGCGATTGGTGAATCATTTCCGTAATGCGCGTAGGCGGGAGACTCGTACTGGTTATGCGATTTATAAGGAGTCTCCTAATTCGCCGGACAAGATTGATGCGTGCATGGCTGGCCTGTTGGCTTATACGGCGCGTGGAAAGTATTTGGAATTGGCTGACGAGAAGCGGCGTTACGCGCCGTCGAGAATCTACTGATGGAAGAGGTGCCCTGTGGCAGAGTTGCAGCTAATCATTGATGGGGCATCCATTGATGATGATGATGCTTACGTGATTACGTCGTTGGCGCAGGAGTGGGGTTCCCGTCTCTTGGATATTGCCGAGTTGAAGTTGTTCAAGGATGGCAAGGAGATGGTGGACAAGAGCAGTGTTCCGCAGGGTGTTGACCCGAACGCGGCTCCCGTTTACAAACTGATGCGCCAGTTGGGTGTCGTGAATCTCGCACGTCGTATCAGCGAGAGTGTGACCGACCGGCAGCAACCTAATGGTTTCCGTAAGGTTGAGGATTCCTCGTTGAAGGATACCGATGCCGACCAGATGGCCAAGCAGTGTGGCCTGTCGTTCATTCTCCGCCGTCATCTACTACCTGACAAGGGCGATTACGGGTGTTCGTTCGCTCTCGTTGGAGAAGGGCAGGGAAACCGTTATATCAAGGCGTTGAGTCCTTGGGAAGCGTGGATGTCCAACAATGACGATGCGGCGATCATGTATTCGCATGATGACAAGCATGGTGTCGAGACTCTTACCTTGTTCCGTATCGAACGTGACGATGACGGGTTCTCCAAGCGTGTGTATTCGCGTGTGGCGTACAGAGAATCCGAACGTACTGTAGTCAATCCTTCCGATGATGGGGACCTTGCCGTTTTCATCAATCAAGGCAAGGCGTGGAGTCCTGGCACGAACTGGAAGTGGGATGATAGTAAGGGCGACGAATACGATTACGCTCTGGACTGTGACTCATTGCCTATAGTCCGGCTGAGCACGGTTGACGGTCAAGGCTTATTCGAGCCGTATCTTCCGATGTTGAAGCGTATCGACCGTGAGGTGTTCGACCGCCTGTGCATCACGATGATGCAGGCGTTCCGTCAGCGTGCGATCAAGGGTACTGTTCCGACCACGTATACCGAGGAGGATCAGGAAGTCATCGACGGTGAGAAACAGGCCGGTGATCCGATTGATTTGGCGTCCACGTTCGCGGTTGGCCCGGCTGCGTTGTGGAAACTTCCTGATGGTGTTGATATTTGGGAGTCGCAGACCACCGATACCGGTGGTTTGCAGAACATCATCGTTTCCGACGTGAAGCAGCTTGCCGCAGTGTCCGGCATTCCGTTGGACATTCTTTCGCCTGACGTGCAGGGTTCCGCGAATGGTGCGGAGTTGAAGCGTGAGACGTTGAAGTTCAAGGTTCAGACCATGAACGATCTTGACGCTGAGCCTATTGTCCGTATGATTCGTATGGCTTTGGCGTTGGACGGGTCTAAGGCTTCGCAGAGCGAGTTCGAGATGGTGTGGAAGCCGATGGATACGACCAGTTCGCTTGAGCAGGCTCAGGCTTGCCAACTGTTGTATCAGAGCGGCCTGTTGGCTCGTAGGACGATTCTCACGCACAAGATGGGTTATACGGCTCAGGATGTTGCCGAGGATGATATGAACCGTCTTGCCGACCAGTTCAATGTTTCCGGCCAGTCGGATAAGGGTACTGCGAAGCTTGTTGCCGCAGTGGAACCGGCTACGGGTTGGGATGATGAAACCCAGTCCGCTGTGGATGGCTTGCCTAATGTTGATGTCGAGCTTGTCAATGAAGGCGAGATTGAGTCCTGATGTCTGGGAAAACGCTTGAATCGTTGTCCGACACGCTTGAACAGGCTCGTGCCGCTTTGGTGAACCAGTATGTGAGTCAGGCGCACAGGATGTGGGATATGCTGACTCCCGCTGACTGGTGGAATGATGGCGTGACGTTTGCCGTCGCGGCTCGCATGGCGTTGTTGGAGATGGCGTTGATTCAGCAGGTGCGCCGGTTGGGTGTTTCCTATGCGGATGAAACGTTGAGGCTTGTCGGCGTCAATCCGAAGGGTGATGTGCCGAATCTCGTGTTTCCGCGTGACAATACCGACCCGTGGCTTGTGGCCCAGCGTCCGGCTGACTCGTATCGTTCCGCCGCTGTCAAGTCTCCTGCGATTCGCCCGCAGTCTTGGCCTGATAAGACCGATGAATTGTTCAGTGAGGTTGACAAGTGGCTTGAACAGGCGTTCAACCGGTTGCAGACCACTGTTGACGAGGACGTATCCAGAGCGCAGACGAGCGCCACGCTTGACAAGTATCGGCGTAGCAAGGTTTTGGAATACCGCAGGGTGTTGCATCCTGAACTATCCAAGACCGGCTCGTGCGGCTTGTGCGTCGTGGCTGCTGACCGCTGGTATTCGACTGCCGACCTACTGCCGTTGCACGCTAACTGCCATTGCGGTGTCGCACCGGCTGGCAGCGACTATGACCCCGGATTCCAGTTGAATCAGAAGGATTTGAAACGACTGTACGACGAGGCCGGTGGCACTACCGCGTCCGCGTTGAAGCAGGTGAAAGTCAAGACGATCACTCATGGAGAGCTTGGCCCCGTGCTTCTCGCTGAGGATGCTGAGGATACGCCTGATCCGGTTCCGTCGAAGGATTCGGACGCTTGGCATACGCCTGACCGTCAGTCCACGTTGACTCAATGCCGTCGCATGGAGAATCGGGCAATCGAGTTCAACCGGCGCTACAAGGAAGTGCAGAAGGCCGGTAAGCCGGTGACTTTCCGCTATGAGGGGAGAACGTTCACGTTCAAACCTTCCAAGAATTTGAAACAGGCTATGGCATGGCAGAAGACCATGCTCAACCAGATGCGGTCGATGCTTGGCGAGGCCGCGTAACACTATTGAAAGGATTCAAGCCTAATGGCTGATGAAAATACCAATACCGCTGAAACGGCGGCATCTACGAATGCGCCTGAAACGGGCGTGAACGCGCAGCCGAAGGACACTGCCACTTCTCCTGTAGCCGCCAATACGGCGTCTCAAAAGAATGGTGCGGATGACCTTTCCGAGAAGTTGGGCATGTGGAAGCATCAGGCCCGTGAGAACGAGCAGAAGATGTATGAGAATCGTGATCGTGCCAATGCCGCCGAAGCAAAGCTTGCCGACACGGAAGGCCGTCTCGCTGACGCTGAGGTTCGTATCGCCAGGCTGACCGCGCAGAAGCAGCATCCTGAGATTACGGACGAGGCTTTCGATGCCTTGTGCAAGGAAACCGACCCTGACGAGATCATCAAATGGGCCGATTCGTATGTTCAGTTCATGCCGAGCAAACCTGAAACGGGTGGGCATGATTCCGCCGATGATTCCTCGCGTAACACGGGGAAACAGGCTATGAAAACCGCTTTGTCCAATTCCGCGCCGCATGTTCACGCTCCCGCTCAGGGTGACGCGAAGAGTGGCTACGAGTTTGGGCTTAAGCATTCGTTGATTAATTCCAAGAAGGAGTAAACCTATGGTAAACGCTATGGTTCATCCTGAGAACTTTACCGCGCCCCAAGATAAGCAGAAGTGGCTGCTGAACCGTATTACTGACGGTGTTAAGAAGGTCACTCTTGACTTGTCCACGTTCGTTGGCGGTGCAAACGAGTCCAAGTATTTCGCGTCCATCGACGATGAGAACACTGTCGCATACCTGTATTCCGGCATTCCGCTGGCTCGTATCAATAACACTAATAATTTTGGGCCGTATGATCCGACTGCAAAAGATGGCCGTCAGAATAAGGTTGCCGGTTTCCTTGAGTCTCAGGTCAAGGTCGAGTTCACCCGCAAGGGTTTGAAGGAACAGTATGTTGATTCCGGCTTGCGTTACATGGCCGTGATCGACAAGGGTGAACTGCCGGTGGCTATCAACGGCGCGAAGGTTGATGGGCTGATTCTGTCCTATGACGTCAGTGCCGGTTCCGATGTCGAACTGCTGTCCACTGTGACCGCATCCGGTTCCTATACTCTCCCCGCCGCATCCGCCAGTGCTCTTGGCGGCGTGAAGAAAATCGCCACTCCGTCCGAGGACACTGTGCCCGCTTTGAAGAGCGCTTTGAAGAGCGCCGGTATTTTCGGCTGACGGCCGTTTTAAACAATTATTTTCCAACCCGCCCATTGTGGCGGGTTTTCTTATATAGGAAGGCTTTTCTATGGCTCTGGTAAACAAGGATTTCATTACCCCTGCCGAAGCGTCCGGCATCGTGCTTGGCGCTTATCAGGGTGCCACTTCCGCTTTGCCGTTCGGTCAGATTCTGGCTGACATGAACAATCCGACTGGTGTCAACGTCAGCTGGGTTCCGAACCAGCCGCGTTTTGAGGTGGACACTATTGAGTACTCCGCATATGATGCCGAGGCGCCGTACGATGAGACTCACGCTGGCGGTAAGAAGATGTATACGGAGATGCTGCCGTTGCGTAAGCGTCACCGTGTGTCCGAAGAGGATATCGTAAAGGGTGTCGCTTCTTCGAGCTTCACCATCGACCCGGAAGTGAATGGTGTGGTTGCCACTCCTACCGCCGCTGATAATCTGCGTGAGGCGTTCGTGCGTCTTGGCAAGGAATTGGCGTTTACTTTGGAGATGTACCGTGTCGAAGCTACCGTTGACGCGAAGATTTCCCCGAAGTCTGGTTCCGCTTTCGATAATGAGTGGGATTACGCGCGTGATTCGTCTTTGACCATCAACAAGTCCACTGGTCAGACTTGGGCTGATGGCGGCGATCCGGTTCAGGACTTGCGTGACTGGGCCGACAAGATTGATGCCGTCGAAGGTGACGCTCCGAGCATCATGCTCACCACCAAGAAGGTGTGGCGTGCGTTGGCTAAGAACGCCGCGATGATTAAGTACTATTATCCGACCACCGCTAAGGCTTCACTGCCGAACCTGTTGAAAGATGACGAACTCAAGTATGTGCTCGTGCAGATGACCGACATTCGAGACGTAATCATCGTTGACGACATGTACAAGGATTACGCGCGTCAGATGAAGATTGAACTGCCGGGCAAGGTCAAGTCGTTCTTCCCTGAGAACACCGTGCTGTTGATTCCGGCGTTGGGTGACACGTCCATGGGCTACACCGCTTTTGGTCCGACCGCTCAAGCCAAGGAGAAGGCCGTGTATGGCATTACTCGTGAATATGATGCCGGTCCGGTCGGTGTCGTGCTGGATTCCACCGGCACCAATCCGGGCTATGAGGCGCTTGTGAACGCTTCCGCCCTGCCTGTGCTGGTCAAGTCCAACAGCACTTTGAAGGCAACTGTTCTGACCGCATGATTTAGGAGGCGCGTATGAGCACGTCAATCATCGACAACATCGACTGGTTGAAGTATATGCGCGTCTACGGTTCCGCCGACGCGGATTCATTTGAAGAGCATTTCGACACTGATTGGATTTCCGCTCAATGCCGAAAGGCCGCTCTCATCTGTTTGAGCGAATGCCCGATTGTCCGGACACGCTTGAAGAAGGGGCGTCTCTCTGAAAGTGATTTCGCGTCGGTCGTATGCGAAATGGTGTTGCGCGTAGTACGTTTCAACCGGTTCAAAACCGAAGCGAACGGTTCTTACTCGTACACGGAGCATGATCCGCAGCAGAATCAGCCTGGCTATGATCCAAGTCCCCGGCTGTTCTTGTCGAAAGCTGAGAAATCGATTCTGAATGGTTTCGCTGAATCCGCTGGCACGATGTCACACATCAGTCTTGGTTTCGACCCCGGTTATGGAGGTTGATGATGGCGTTTCTGTTTGACGATGATACGAATGAACGCCATTACCTCTACGAGGATGACCAAACCGATTACGGTGGTCAGAAACAGCTGTTCGACACGGATTATGTCGTTGTGATTCCTCGCAAGCATGTTCAGGACGCGCACGGCGGCCAGTATGTGCAGACTGGCGATCCCGTGAAGGTCATCTGCTGTGTTGAGGGGCGTGCGCAACAGGCTGGCATGTTCTCTATTTCTGGAGCTGAGGATAAGACGCCATCTTCGGATAACCCCGGCGGTTTGGAAGAGGTCACTCCTTTGCAGATTATTGCGAGGGAATGGCCCGGCGACATTTATTCCCGGATCTGGTATAAGGGCGATTATTACGATGCTGACGGCGCTCCTACGTGGCGTGGGAGTGGTTCTCGTTTCTCCCGGCATTGGGAGGTTCGTGCACGTCGTGTTGTTATTGGCGATTATCTTGATGGCGGCATTTCCGAGCCTGAATGGGTGAAGGAGGTGGGTGGCGTTGGGAAGGGTCACGGTTCGACGTAGCGTCGCTACCGATATTGCGAAGATGTATGGGCCGGAACTTACACGCCGCGCCGCCATGCATAGCGTGTCTGCCGTCCGCGCGAAGGCGAATGAGGCCACTACGCATTCAAGCGTTGCGGATAGGATCGAGGTTTCCGTTCGCAAAGTCGGCTGGCATCATCAGATTGTCATGTCCGTCATGGGCCGTGATGGCACGCAGGTCGCTCCGCATTTGGAGTTCGGCTATTTCAACCGGTGGCTTGAACACAAGTATGGGCCTCGTGATCCGAGAGCGCGTATTCCGGGTAAACATATCATGTTTGATTCGTTGAGTCGGGTGAGATTGTGACGGACAACATTTTTCAGCGTCTTGCCATTGATGTTCGTGAGTCGATTGATGCGGAACAGTTGGTTTATGAACTGTTGAATCGGGCGTATCCGTGCGAGGAGTGGCCTGATGTGAAGGTCTGTAGCGAGCTTGACTTGCCTTTGAACGCTTACGGTGAACGTGGACAGGTTCTTCTCTATTATGTTTCCGCTCCCGAACAGTTTGACCGTGGATTGTGGCGTTTCGGCGTGACGTTCACGGTTTTGGCCGCTGACTGTAACAATCCTCACGGTTTTGCACGTCACTTGTATAAGACGGTGCAGGGTTGGCCGTTCGAGGAGTCCACGACAGCTGGAACGGTCGGCACCGTGTCTGTGACGGCGCAGAAGAGGCAGTCTGATTCAAAAGAGAATCAAGGCAAGAACGTCAAGGAGTATGGGCTGTCGGCTGTTGTGACTGCCCGCGATTCGTTCAAGGCTTGACCGGTATCGGTCAAGCCTTTTCTTTTATCAATTTCAAGTAGAAAGGCACCATTATGGCTATTAATGCCGATGGTCTGATTCAGGCGTCTCGCGGTACGTTGTTCACGGCTCCCGCGAAGACCGCTCTTCCAACCAAAGTTTCCTCGTTCTTGTTGAACAGTGGCACTGTTGCCGCCGCTGGCAGCGGTTCCGTCGTGAATTGGGAGAATATCGGCCATACCTCCAACAACAACAAGATCAGCTTCAGCAAGGATGGCGGGGACACCACCACGAAGGACACGTGGCTTGTCGCCGGTGCGAAGAGTTCTACCGAGGCCCCGACCATCACCGTGTCCGGCGCGTCCGTGCAGGGTGATTCGGCCACCATCACGAAGGTCACTGGCGGCTGGGCCGGCGACCAGGGCGGCATCGTCGTGCCGTTGCAGCCCGTGGTGCAGCATCTGGCGTTGTTCGTTCTCGCCTACGATGATTCCGACAAGCTGAGCTTCGGATTGTATCTGCCGGAGACCGATTTCACGTTCGATAACGTCAGTCTCGCCGATGAGGATTTCGCGGAGTTCAGCTTCAACGCTGTCGTGAAATCCACTAGCGTGCTGAAGGCCGGTGCCAATGGTGAGGTTGGCGCGTACCAGATTTTCGCCCCGGAGACGTTCGTGTCAAAATAACCAGCCCGGATTCCAGCGGTAAGAATCCGGGTGATTCCTCCCAGACCGTATCGGGTTTGACCTCGAAGGACTGAGATTTCCCATTGCCCCCGCATGTACCCATCCGTGCGGGGGCAATTCTTTCCAACGATTGGCAGATGGGTTTTTTGATGGGGATTACAGATTATGGCTTCCAAAACTGATAAGAACACTGTTAAGACCGTTCCGGATATTCCTGACACGCTGGCTGAGTTCGTCGAACAGCACGAGGAACTGGCCGGATGCCCCGAGTTCGTTCCGGCTCATGAGTTCTCCGTGGCTCAGACCTGCGATTTCATGGTGGTTGATGCGGTCGCGTCCGAAAGTTATGCCGTGTTCGGCAAGAAGAGTTCCAATGACGTCGATTCAAGTCTCGCCGTTGCGCGGATGGTCGCGGCTGGCGATAGTTTCTTCGAGAAGATCGCCAAGGACGTTGACGTTTACCGCAAGTGGGTTACTGGCCGTAGCCCGGCTGCTCTGGTGCGGGTATTCACGTTGCTCCACATGTTCTATAGCGTGGCTTTGGGAAAATCCGAAGCGTCAAGGACGCCTACCGAAAATGCAGAGTAGAGCTTACGTGTGATTTCCGTAGGTTTTACAATTTGAATCTTCCCGCCGCCATGCATGAGTATGACGGCGGTTTTCTTTTGACCCTTATCGGCGGTCTTGCTGGGTATGACGAATCGTTGTATCGGGAATGGTTGCTGAACCATCCTGATGAGCGTGCCCGCGCCGAGTCCGAGAGTGATTCCGGTTTGAGTTTTCACGGGTTCACTCAGGATACGAGTCTGCTGTTGGGTATTTACAATCAGGTCGGCTTGCTGGTTTCCGGCACATTGCAGTTCAAGGACGGCAAGCATCCTGAGTTCAAACCGATTATGCCCCCTCACGCCGCCGATGGCGTTGATAGGCGTGTTTCCGCCAACTTCGAGTCGATGAAGGCGTTTCTGGGCATGTGATTGAAAAACAGGGGTTCTTATGGTGGAGTATCTCGCCGGTTCCGTTGGAATTGATATTTATCCGAACACCAAAGGGTTTGGCGAAGAACTCCGCCGTAAGCTCGCCCGGTACGCTGATGACGATTTCGATGTTCGTGTGACGCCTGACGTTGACATGTCTCGTTGGCGTGCTGCGAAAAGGCGTATCGAGGATGATGGCATCGTCCAGAATGTTGAGATTCGTGGCGATGACTCCGATCTGAAACGTGTTCTTCGGGACATTGATAAACGTAAAGTATCCCCGAAGGTCGAATTGGGCGACGCTTTGCGTGATCTGCGAACGATGCGCAAGCAAGTTCAGTCTTCCGACAAGGCTGTTTCCGCGATGAACAAGCGTATCGCCAATGGTGGCGATGCTTGGCGTTCTGCCACTGCGAAAAGCAAATCGTATCAGGATGCGGTAAAACGCAACACCCGTCTGACCACGGCATACGCGAACAAGCAGATCGACGTTTTGGATAACGTCAAGAAGCACATCCGCAGTATGCAGGATGCGATCGAGAAGGTCAAGCCTCTGGGCAGTTCCAACAATGTCTCGATGGCTCGCGCCAATCGTCTTGTCGAACAGCTTGACAATGCGATGCAGCAGTTGAAGCGTGACAGCAAAGCGAAGATCCGTGTTGACGTCAACGATGTTTCTGAAGTCGTCAACGTTCTTGAGAACGTGTCCAAGCGTTTGCGGCAGGTCGATGGGATGGACGCCCATGCGAAGGTCTATCTCGACGGCGCGAAAAGCATGGAACGCGAACTGGAGGCGTTGAGGCGAAAGTTCCGCAGTCTTCCGAACGACATCGAAACGGATTACAAGTCAGCCATCGACAAGCTGAATCTTGCTGCGTTCCACGCCGGCAAGGATAAGAACTACCACTATGAGGTCAATCTTGATCTGGATGTGACCCGTGCACGTGAGAAGGCCAAGAAGCTTCAAGAAGATTATAAGAAGCTTGAAATGGACATCGACCTTAAAACGGCTGGTGCCCGTACTCACCTTGCCATGCTCACCCGTCCTCGTTCCGTCGAGATTTACGCGAAACTCCATGCCACTGATTTCGGCAAAATGCTGGATGGTATGACGTATGGCGCGACTGGTCTTCGCGCCGTCAACAACCAATTCCAGAAATTCGTGAATTTCATGGATTCGCTGGATGAGAAGGTTCCGTTCTTTTCCGCATTGGGTACCGTGTTCGCCGGTGTTTCCGCTGGCGCTATCAACATGTCTCGTAGCGTGCTTGGTGTCGGCTCTTCGATTGTTTCCATGTCGAAGGCCGCATTGGCTGCTCCTGCCGCTCTTGTCGGATTGGGTGCCGCCTATGCGTCCGTGAAGATGATTTGGGGCGAAAAGGGCGCCACTTGGAGCGAGCAGATCGACATCGCTTCCACAAAGTTAGGCAAACTGTCCGACAGTGTGGTGAAAGCGTTCTACGGTCAGGCCCGTCCGGCTATCCGTGGATTGGCTGATTCGATTGCTGACACGCTTATTCCACAAATGTCAACTCTCGCAGACCACGAGGGGCGAATCGTCGCCGGAATAACCAAGATGGTCGGGGAAGCCGACAAAGCCAGCATCGTTTCAAGCATTTTCAATGATGTCAACAAGTCTCTGACTTATTTGGAGCCAGGCGTCGAGAGTCTTGTCAGGGCTTTTCTTAATCTGGGCGATTCGACCAGCCAGTATCTTCCCCGTGCCGCACGTTATGTGAGTGAGCTTGCGGATCAGTTCGCACGTTGGGTCGATAACGCACGCGCTTCAGGTGAGATTGAGAAGTCGATGCAGCGTGTCATCGAACAGGCTGGATATTTGAAGGACTCCGTGAAAGCGCTCATTGGCATTGCTTCCGGCCTGTACTCCGCTTTGGCTGAGGATCAGAACGGTATTCAAAGCTTCTCTCGTGAGTTGCAAAAAGCGGATAGGGCCGTCAATTCCGCCAAGTTCCAAGATACGTTGAAATCGTGGGCTGTTGGCGCTAAAGTCGCGCAGTCTTCGATGCATGACGCTTTTTCGGAGATCGGCGACGCGGGTTATGCGTTGCGCATAACCGTTGGCAATGTTTTTGGCGATGCCGGTAGGACGATCTCATCGTTTACCAAGAACGTGAGCCGTCTGTTGAAGAACAGCAGCGGCGGCATTTCCGATTTCTCGTCTGGTGTTTCCGATGGTTTCCAAAAGGTGTTCGATGCTGTTGGTGACGTAAGTCCTATGTTCAGCCAGTTGCTTTCGACTGTGGGCCAGTTGTCGAGGACGTTCGGTGGCACGTTGGCTGCTTCGCTTCGCGCGTCCGCTCCATTGATTCAGTCTATTGCCGCTGCCGCGGAGGCTGTTGCTAAAGCGTTCAGTGCTTTGCCTGAGCCGATTCAGGCTGCATTAGGCGTGTTTGCTACTTTCGGCAAGGCTGGCAAGACCGCTTTGGACACGGTGAAGCTTGCCGTGGTTGAGAACACGATGAAGTCGTTGCAATGGCAGAAGGCTTTGATGGAGTTGGGCGTGACTTCCGCCGGTACTGGTGTGACGTTGAAGAATGTCGCTCAGGGGTGGGTGGCGTCTAATCCCGCTGTTTCTAAGTTCGTGTCTAATGTCGGCTCTGCTGAGGGCGCGATGGGCAAGGTGAAGGCTGTGGCGTCTGGCTTGGGTGGGATGCTTGCGTCTACGCTTTCCAATCCGGTGACTTGGGGCGTAGCTGCCATTACGGCAGCAGTCGCAGCGTATTCCGATTACAATGCGAAAGCCCAGGCGACTGAGCGTGCTTCCGAGAATATTGCGACAGCGTTGGGTAAGATCCCTGATTCGGCCGCCGAAGCTTCCGGCGCGTTATCCAATGTCGCTTCCGCGATTCAGGATGCGTTCAAGGACGGTAATTATGCTGAGACTGATTGGAATTGGTTGGATGATTGGACAACTGGATTCAAGAATACCGCCGAAGCCGCCGACAAGCTTGGTGTTTCGACCACTGACCTGAGCAAGGCTGCGAGCGGCAGTACGAAGGCTTACAACTCGATGATGAATCAGTTGAAGGCCACATATGATGCTCACAGCACTTATTCGGCTACCGCGACGCAGAATTACGGTAATGAAGCTGGTGCAGCCAAGAAGCTTATAGCAGTAATGGAAAAGGCACGTCAGCAGTATATCGATAATGCGGAAGCGACTTCCGTCGCGAATGGTCATGCTGCTGGCTATGCGAAGAGTTTGATCGAGATGGGTGAGGATTCCGATTCGGTTTCCATTGCCATTGCGACTCAATCTCAACGTCAGCAGATGTTGAATAGTGCCGCGCAGAAGTACAACGACATTGTCAATAATCAGCGTACCGCGCAGCAGAACGCTTTGAGTGTCGCAACGGAATATGGTCAGATTTACAACGGTTTGGGTGATTCCATCCAGCGCATCAAGGAATTGGGTGTACAGAACGTTTGGGACAGTGCCGCAGACTCGTTCAATAACATGACCGAGGCTGGACAGTTGGCTCAGACCAGCTTGCAGAATCTCGCTACGACAGGTCACGATTGGCTTGAACAGTTGGTTGCTTCCGGCGCGTCAACCGATGAGGTGAATGCGAAACAGCAGGAATTGTCAACACAGTTCTACGAGACGGCGAAGGCGATGGGCGTCCCGGAGTCGGAGATTCAGAAACTGCAACAACTGTATGGGTTGACTCCTGAAGAGGTCAAGACATTGTTCAAGACCGAAACGGAACAGTCGAAGCAGAATCTGACATCCTACCTGTCTGATTTACGGGCATTGTTCCCCGGCGAGGGCAATACGGCCATCTTCACCACGGTCCTTGACGGTATCAACAGTGGAGCATTGTCCAGCGCGGATGAGGTTCAATCAACCGTGAACAATCTCATGAACAATGCGAGCACAGACGGTTCAGGCAAATACACCATCGTGTTGGACGCAGACGGCAATCAGGCCGTTGTCGCTACCGATGAGGTCAGGAAACATGCCGACCTGTTCAAGAAAGGCACTGATGGCAATGGCTATACGACCAATCTGAAGGCTTCCGATCTTGCTTCGATGACCATTGACTATTTGAAAGGCGACGCCAACGCCTACGGTTCGTTGAGACCCACCGCGTCACTCGGCGCGAGGGACAACACCCAACCGGCGAAACGCAGTGCTGAGCGCACCGCGAACCAGTGGAATGGAAGCACGTATAACGCACAGTTCGGTGGAAATATTTCCGGTAGCTTCTGGGGAATGCTCGGCACTTTGTGGGCCGAGGGCAGAAGTTGGGCGAGCAGGACGTTCAACGCTATTTTCGGAACCAAGAGAGGACGTGCGACAGGCGGTGAGGTCGAGGGCGATAATGTGACCCGCACCGGCAGGATCGTCGGACGTGGAACGAATACGAGCGATTCCATCGCTTTGAACGATTCCACCGACGTGTCCACTGGTGAATATGTTGTGCGTGCCGCCGCAGTGCATAGCATGGAGGCCCTGTACGGCAAGGGAGTGATGAGCGCCATCAATGCGAGTGGCGACATTCCAAGCCAGTATTTGAAGAACGCGCGTCGTATGACTCGTGTTTCGATGCCTTCCATGGTTTCGGACTATTCGGCGGGTTCTTCCGACGATGTCAAGTTTGAAAGCGGCCCTACGTACAACATCACGCAGAACTTCCAATATCCGACTATCACGCCAATCTCGGTTCAGACGAATCAGAAGTTGGACAAGGCTGCGATGATCGGCATGTGAGAGGGGAGTATCGTGGCTTTTTCCACGTGTTTCTACAAGTTGAATAATGTTCCTCTTGATTCGGAGAACTGCATCGTTACTGTTGGTTCGACATTGTTGAGCGCCATCAGTGTTGACCGTACCGTTTCGACAGTTCCGCAACGGCATGGTTCTATCCATTCCGGCATGACGCCTAGGTTTTCGGAACGTCAATTGTCGTTGCAGGTATGCGCTTGGGAGCCTGACGTGCTTGGTGAATCATCCAGGCTGATGCGGTTATGCACGATGCCGAATCTTGTCATGAGTCGGATTGTCGATGGTGTCGAGCAGTGTACCCGTGTCGAGTTGACCTCTTTGAGTCCTGACGATTCAAAGAGTCATCCGAACAGGTTTGTTCCGTTCACTGCCGTGTTTGCCATGCCTGACGTGTGGTGGCGTTCCGTCGCATATGAGACCGTCTCGCTGCCTTTGAACGGTGGGAAGGTCATGTCCGGTGGTTCGGTGATACCGTCCGCCGGATACTACACGTTCTGGCAGGGCGTTCCGAACGCTAGTCCGAGTGTGCTTTCCACTCAACTTCCGTATAGTTGCGGTGACGCTCCCATAACAGACATGGTGTTTCGTTTCCCGAAAGGTGTGACGGGCATAACGGTGAAGGATACGGTATCCGGTACCGGTATCACATGGTCTGGCACGCGCGTGGATGCTCGGCCTTACTTGTATTTGGATGCGGGATCGTTGACTGCATGGAGTTCCGATAGTGATTCCGCATGGTCTGGCGGTTCTCAGAACGAGATAGTCGGATTGGATTATCTGCCTTCCGGTAGGTTGCAAGTCAATCCTGATGTTTCTGGTGACTATAGGATTGCAGTTAAGGCCACTGGTTCCGGGAATGTGGCGTGCAGGTTTAAGAGAAGCTGGTGGTGATTTCCACTGGCTTCTTTCTTTTTAAGTTGAGGGATGCTTATGGGTAAGACTCTAAAATCTCGTCTTGTCGCATATCAGGCCAATGGAAGCAAGCTTGGATTGCTGCCTGAGCCGACTTCCTATACTGTGTCGTTCACTCATGATGCTGTAGGTGCTTTGACCGTCAGCTATTCGCGTAAAGCTTTGCGTGGTGAGATTCTTGACCGGCGTCTTGAAACCGGCTTGGAAATCGCCGTGGAAGTGTCTGATGGTGGACGCTGGATTGAACCGTATAATGGCCGGTTTGTTATCGCTTCACGTTCAAGGAACGCTTTGGACGTGTCCGACACGGTGTCGTTGACCGGCGTCTCCTACGGGTGGCTGTTGAAGAAGGCTCTGAATCTGGACACGTCCAGATTGGAGACCAAAGGCGACGAGAAAGGCACCCGTAAATTCGCGAACGCGAACGCTGGCACGATCATGCGCACGTTCATGGATGAGAATTGGAATCGTGGCGGCGTGAAAGTTGATTGCAGCCGGTTCACTTCCGGTGCTGATTCCGCTGGTAAGCAGTGGGGCTACATGCTGCCGAGCATCTACTATGATCTTGGCATTTCCATACAGGACGTGTTGGATTCGCTGGTGAACAACGGCTTGTGCGATTGGCGTACTGATGCCCGGCAACTGCTGTTATGGAACGCGGATAGTGTCGCCATATGCCGTGACTTGTCTAAATCGTGTGTGGTGACGCTTGCTCAGGATGTGTCCGAAGCTCCTGACGATGAGAGTATTGATGGTCTGGCTTCCTCGATCCTTGTACGTGGCGACAATATTAATTTCCGCCAGGATAATCCGAACGCCCCGAAGCCTTGGGGCGGTTGGGAATTGTATTCAAGCCAACAGGGTGTGAACAAGAAGGAGACCGCCGAACATCTCATCAAACCGACGTTGGCTAACGCTGCTAGGGTGCGCGGACAGTACACGCGATCCGTGAACGTGGTCGAAGCGTCTTGTCTGCCGCTTGTCGATTACACGATAGGCGATTGGATTACCGCGCCTACAGTGGCGAACCGTGAGAAGGTCCGTGTCCAACAGGTCACTTTGCAACTCGACTCGACTGGGTTCAAGGCTTCGCTGATTCTGAACGATAAGAATTATGATTCCTCGGTTCGTTTGACGAAGCGTATGAACGGTATTACCGGTGGTGCTCATTTGGGTGGCGCGTCTGGTGCGATTCCGGCTCCTGAGAAGGATCATCGTGTTCCGAAGGCTCCTCAAAACCTGTCAGCCAATTCCGATGCGTACATCAATGTGAACGGGTATGCGCGTGGCATGGTGACCGCCCGTTGGGATGATGTGACGTTGGCTACTGATGGCACTGCTATGGACATCACGTCGTATGTGGTCGAATATCGTGTGAATAAGACTGGATATGAGTGGCATTCGGCTGGTACTACAACCGAGCACACGTTGTCTTGGTCGAATTTGGATTGTGGTGTTCAGATTCTTATCCGAGTGCGTGCTGTCCCATCGTATTCAGATCAGATGGGCGAATGGTCTAGCGTGTTCGCGTTGACTGTCGCTAAGGATACGACTCCTCCTCCTGTACCGTCTAAGCCGATTCTTTCGTCTGAGTTGGGTGTGGTTTCGGTTAATTGGGATGGAAAAACTGCTGATGGTGGTTCCATGCCGATTGACTGGGACAGGAACATTCTTGGCGAACGTTTGACTAATGGTAGTTTCAAGGAGATTGCAGCTGTTTCGACTGGTATTGGCGATTATGTGATTACTGGTTTGACGGCTGGCACGTCTCATACTTATGCGTTTCGTGCTGTCGATCATGCGGGCAATAAGTCTGACTGGTCTGCGATTGCCACTGTGACCGTGGCTTCCGCCGTCTCGCCTGATGAGGTCAAGCAGATTCAAAAGGATTTGGCTGACAATCAGACGGCTTTGAAGGATAATTCTGCGAAGCTGACGCAGGCGCAGAAGGACATTGCGGCGAATCAGCAGGCGCAGGCCGCCACGTCGAAAGAGCTTGAAGCGGCCAAGGCCGACATCAAGGCCAATCAGTCGGCGATCGGCACGGCCAACGCCACGCTGAAGGACAACACTGACAAGCTGACGCAGGCGCAGAAGGACATCCAAGCCAACAAGACTGGTCTTGACGCGGCGTCCAAAACGCTTGCCCAGGCCAAGACCGATTTGACGCAGGCGCAGAAGGACATTGCCCAGACCAAAAGCGACCTGACCACCGCGAATGGCGAGATCAGCAAGGCCAAGGAATCGGCGGCTCAGGCGTATGCCGAAGCCCATAGCAAGAATCATACTTTTCGTGGGCCGAATGAGCCGAAGGACAATCTGATTGTCGGTGACTTGTGGCTCAAGACGCAGAAGTATTGGACGAGGTGGAAGGGCGAGAAGAACAATTCGCCGTCAATGCTGGCCGATTTTTATACGTACTGGCAGGGCGAAGCCAATAATTCTCCTTCCGTGCTTGTGCCCTTGTCCGATCGTGTGATTGACACGCTTGTCTGGGATGGCACCACGTGGAACCACATGGGCTATGCCGACGTGGAGCGCAATGCCGACGAAATCGCTCAGGCGAAGTCCGACATCGCGGACAATGCCGCGAAGACCACCGACGCCAAGAAGACCGCCGAGAATGCCGCTGCCGCCGCGAAAAACGCGCAGGGCACGGCTGATACGGCCACTGGTGCGGCGAAGACCGCGCAGGATACCGCCAATGCGGCCAATACCGCCGCGAAGAGCGCTACCGCGACCGCCGGTCAGGCCAAGGACGCGGCCAATGCCGCCCAGACCGCCGCCGAAAGCGCGAAGAAGACCGCAGGCAATGCGGAGACGCTGGCCAACACCGCCAACGAATCCGCGAAAGCCGCCAAATCCGACGCTTCCACCGCCAAGACGGATGCGGCCAATGCCAAGACCACCGCTGCCAATGCGTCGAGCGTGGCGACTCAGGCCAAGGCCACCGCCGATAGTGCGGCACAGTCCGCCACCGACGCGGCCACCGCCGCGAGGAAGGCGAATACCGCTGCCGCTGCCGCCGCTGGCGTGGCGAACGGCAAGGCCGACGTGCTTATCCAGGGCACGGCACCGGCCACGTCGATGCGCAAGGCTTCGACCTTGTGGATTGACACCACGAACGGTGCGAACACGCCGAAGCGCTGGAATGGCAGTGCTTGGGTGGCCGTGACCGACAAGGCCGCTACCGACGCCGCGAATGCGGCTGTCAAGGCGAATGATGCGGCCAAGACCGCTCAAGCCACCGCCGACAAGGCTTCGACCGCTGCCGCCAACGCGGCTTCTCAGGCTAATCAGGCTCAGGCCGCAGCCAAGAAGGCGCAGACAACCGCCGACGGCAAGAACCTCATCTACCGTGGCCCCGACGAACCGAATCATGACGGTCTGAAGCCGGGCGACATGTGGTGGCGCACGCAAAAGTATTGGACGAGGTGGAAAGGCGAGAAGAACAATTCGCCGTCAATGCTGGCCGACTTCTACACCTACTGGCAGGGAACGCCGAACGCTTCACCAAGCGTCTTGGTGCCGCTCGCTGATCGCGTGGTGGAAGTCCTGACATGGGACGGTACGAGATTCGAGCCATTCGACCTCGTGGCGAACAACATCCTCGCTGCTGGAACCGTGGCCGCGAAGCATCTCGCTGCCGACTCCGTGACCGCTGAGAAGGTCAAGGCCAATGCCATCACGGTGGACAAGCTGGCTGCGAATTCGGTCACGACTGAAAAGCTGGTGGCCGACGCGGTGACCGCCACGAAACTCGCCGCCAACTCGGTGCAGGCGCGGAACATCGTCGCACTGGCCATCACGTCCGACAAGATCGCGGCCAATTCGGTGACTACGGGCAAGCTGAAGGTCACTGAGGATATGACGGTGGCCTTGCTCAACGTCCACAAGATTCAGGCGGGCGACATTGCGGCTAATGCCATCACGACCGACAAGCTCGCCGCTGGCGCGGTCAATGCGGATAAATTGGCTGCTAATTCGGTGACTGCTGGCAAGGTGCAGACCAATGCCATCGGCACCGACAAGCTCGCCGCGAATGCCGTCACGACCGCGAAGCTGAAGGTCACTGAGGATATGACCGTGGCGCTGCTGAATGTGCATAAGATTCAGGCGGGCGACATCGCCGCCAATGCTGTCACGACCGATAAGCTGGCCGCCAACGCGGTGAATGCGGATAAGCTGGCCGCTAATTCGGTCAATGCGTCCAAGATTGTCACTGGTGCCATCACCGCCGACAAGCTCGCGGCAAACAGTGTGACGGCTGTCAAGATCGCGGCTGGCACCATCACGTCCGACAAGGTGGCGGCGGGCCAATTCAAAGGCTATGTCTTCACCGGCGCGATATTCCAGAGCTCCGAGGCCAAGAACACCGGCATGAAGCTCAACGGCACCGCATTGCAAATGTGGGACAGCAACCACAATCGCACCGTCTATCTTGACGGCAAAGGCAAGTCGAATCTGCTGACTGGCACGTTCCAAACCCGCACGAGCGGGCACAGGGTGCGCATCAGCCCGGATTATCAGACCTACATCATCGGCGGATCTGAGACTTTCACCGGTGATGGCATCGAATTCCCCGCTTACAACGGGTCCACCGCCTACTTTTCGCATCCGGCCATCGCTTCTGTCATCCAGTCGAATCAGGTCGGCGCGATGGGCGAACTGGACTTGTGGAGCGGACACGTGAGCAAGAACGACCCTGCCGCGTTCATGTCTCTCAGATCGAAGCCGCGCAAGAAAGGCGGTACCGGCAGCGGCGGCGTCACATCCAGAGTGCATGCCGTGGCGAACACGGATTACGACGAGCCGGACGAGAGCAAGAAAAGCAGCGCTTTCCTCACTCTGTCCGGCGATAGCGCGAACGGTTCGGAGTGCTGGCTCGAAGCGCAAGACGCGAACGGCGAGGTCGGAGTCGGCGCGAACATCGGCACCGGATACGTGTATTTCGGCGGCTATCTTGGCGGCATCACGAACCGTTTTACGTTCCATGCCCAGGCTGCGTGGAAGGCGTGGTATCCGAATCCCGGCTCGAAGATTGCGACCGGCGCTTCCATGCAAGTCGATTGCACGTTCAGCCCGACGAAATACGGCCACTATTACGTCGTCGCGAACGCGGATTCACAATGGGCGGGCATCATCGCGCACCCGATGAACACGGGCGGCCAGAGCGGCTTCACATTGAAGCTGTATAACGCCGACCAGCCTTGCCCGGTGGATGTTTACGCGGAATTCCTGGCTTATTTGGTCAAGTGATTGGAGGAAATCTTGTCTGCGACTTTCGAAACGGATGAGAACAGTGGGCTTTGCATTATCCGCTGCAATCCGCCCATAAACGGGTCGGACAGTTTCGTGTTCACGACCGACGTGCTCGTCTCGTGGAAGGCGCTGCTCGGCCTTGCTTCGACCCGTGAAGCGATCGCCGCAATCATGCAGGGCAAGGAGGACACGAGCCGGTACGACCCGAAAACGGGGCGCGGCGTATGGACAGGCGCGTATGAGGCGCTTGAATCGGCGCTGAATGATTCCGCCACCGGCGTGAGCATGCTTGCGGCTGATGGGGAAGTGTTGAATGACCCGCTGACCGCCGCGCGCAATAAGGCGCGTGAGGGCATGAGTCTGCCGGTCATGTCGAATGAGACGGACGCGAATCTCATTGCCACACTGTCCGTTGATGACTCCGATGAGGAGCCGTCGAG